TGTTGAGACTTCGCTCACAGATCGCATGACAGCGGCGAACAGCGAGCCCGCGCACTAGGTGCGCGGGCCGAAGGGATCAGGCGCCGAGCGCTTGGCGAACACCCGCGAACAGATCGTCTCCGGCGCGACGGGCCACCCGCTCCCAGAAATCGAAATAGATCAGCTCCTCGCCATCGAGCGACAGCTCCAGATGCGTGACCTCGCGGAACATATGATTGCAGCCGGCGAACTCCGCCGGGTCGCTTTCATCCGGCTCCCAGCCCATGACGGCGCCCTCGATGATACCGCGGGCGGCGAGATCGCGGCCGGTCTGGGTGTCCTTATAGGCCGCCGCCAACGTCCAGCGATCAACGGTGCCCATGCCGCGGAACACTTCCGTGTCGATGCCCTTCGCGGCGAAAGCCGGCTCCAGCGCCTCGATCCGAGGCAGGCCGAAATTGACTGCCATGATGCCGCCGCCGGGATTGTGCTCGGCGGTGGCGAAATTGATCGGCGGGATGGTCAGGGTCGAAATCGTGGTCGCGCGCGACGTGCCGGTTTCGGTGGCGCGGCGGACATCGACTGCGGTCAGGAGTAGGAGCGGCTTCTGGGCCATGATGGCGGTCCTTCAAACAGGATGAGGCAGGGCGGACCTCTCGCCGGCGCGAACCCCGGCGAGAGGTGAAAGGCGGCGCAGGCCGCGCCGGGTCAGTTGACGGTGTTGAGACGCGCCACGATCTCGGACACCAGGCCCTCGACGGCCGGGCGATGGCGGCGAATGTCGGTGTCGGCCCGCTTGAAGACCGGCGCCGGCTCGATGCCCAGGTCCAGCTTGATGCGGCCGAGCCGGATCTGCTCCGGCGAATTCTGGTCGGGAATGAAGACATCCCGATTGTAGCCCAGGATGTCATCGGCTGCCTTGTGGTCGCGGAGCATGAACAGGATCGAGTTGATATAAGCCTCGACCAGGTCGGCCGTGATCTTCCGGCCGAGAAACTGCCGGGTGATCTGGATCAACTTGACGGTGATGTAATCGGCACCGCGCACCTGGTGGATTTGCTGCCACAGCTCGCCGGTGTCGGCGTTGTCGGTGCCGATGAAGACGAAGCCGCCATCCGCGACCGCGCCGTCGACATTCACCTCGCCCTCGGCGACGATCGCGACATTGGCGTCCAGCATCTGCTGGCCCTCGGTCGAGCCGTCCAGGAGCGAGAAGGGCAGCTTGCGCGACAGACCGGCCAGACCATAGATCTGCCGATTGGCGATCGGGTCGAAAGGCCGCCCCTCGTTTTCGTTGTCGACCCGCATGAACAGGCCGAGCACCCGCGGGCCCATCGGCCGATTGACGACGTTAACGCCCTCATAGACCCGGGCCGCAATACCGACCGGCATCAACCGCTGCGACGCCATGTCCTCGCGGTCGGCGATCGCCAGCGCGGCCGAGGTCGGATCGGTGTCCACCGGCGAAACGGCCAGGAGGGTCTCGCAAGCCGCCGGCAGCGCCGCAACAACCGGATTGACGGTCTGCGCATCGGCGCGCCAATCGGTGCGCCCCGCCCAGATCAGGCGCGGCGTGCCGTTGACCAGCGACGGGATCGACGCGACATCGCCGAGCGCCGCGACGATGTTCGCCGAGGTCGCCGGCGTATCGATGCCCTCGGCAACCCGCACGACGGTGACGTCGGCGCCGCGATTGACACCGGTGAGCTGCGCCTTGATGCCGGCCACGGCGTCGGCGAGCGGGCCCGTTCCCAGCTTGTCGACGAAGGCCGGATCGCTGGTCGAAAACCGCACCGGCGTATCCAGCGGGAACACCGACACGTCGGCATCTTCGGATGCCTCGATCAGAAGCGCGCGGGAGAAATCCGCGCCGAGAACCGGGACCGGCTCGTCGGCCGGGCGGGAATACTGCATGCCGAAAATGGGTGCCGACATCGGGCGATCCTTTCAGAGTGGAACAGGCAAAGAAAAGGCCCGCCAAAGCGGGCCATGCAGGGATGCAGGAGTGGCGCCGGACGCCGCTATGCGCCGGGCCAGCCGGCCTCGATATCTACGGCTGCGACCGCGGCCTCGTCGGCTGCCACGGCAATCGCGTCTTTCAGCGTCCACGAATGCGCGATCACGGAGGATCGCCAAACGCCCATGGCGACCATCGCCCCCGAAACGACATTGGCCGAGGCCGTAAAGGTCTCGTCCCCGGCGTCCCGGATCTCGACCGGGTCGGAACCGTTACCAGCCGCGATCATGGCGTCTGCGACACCCTTCAGACCGAGCCAATTGATGGCGTCTTCAGCGCCACGCTGATCAAGCGTGCGAATGCCCGCAGTGCCGCCGAAATTATGCTGATAGCCGCCACCGATTAACTGGTCGCGGCGAGCATTGACTTTGGACGCCCGCGCCGCCCGCGCTCGATCAAGCGCCGAAAGGCAGACCCAGGTGCCGGCGGCATCCCGCTCGATCGGGTCATCCCAGCCGCAGGCGACGGCCTGACGACCGGCGCCCGGCACCGCATGGCGGAACCCGGAGGCGTCCACATAGATCGTCTCCAGCGTGGCCGCATCGACGACCTCCCCGGCGACGACCCGCGCCCGCTGCAGGATCGCCTCGGCCGACAGCCCCTCGGTCCAGGCGGGCGCAGGGACGGAAACGTCGGGATGCGCTTCTGCATCGCGCAACGCCGCCACGACAAGTTCATCTTGAAGAATGAGCCGCATGCGGCGCCCCCTTTACTTGTGATAACCGACCCGAAAGATCGGATTGGCCGACAGCCGCGAGAAGTTGTTGATGTAAATAGAAATGTTGTAGCGATTGACCGTAGGGGTGAAGACCCGCAGTTCCTCGACCCCCGCGGTGCCATAAGTCGCCCGCACGTCCTCCGGCACGGCGTAGAGATACGGCGTCGTCGCCAGATTGATCGCGAGATTGCCGGTGCCGGTATAGGAATCCGGCCCACCGGAGACAGGCACCGACAGAACGGTGTTCAGATCGAACATGCCGCGGTTCATCAACCGCGTCAGCGTTACGTTGCCGGCGGCGTCGACCACCGCGCGAGCGGCCAGAAGCCGGTCATGCGTGCCGTCCAGATTGTTGTGCGCCTCGGCATAGCCGCTCGGATTGTAGGCGGCGTCGGCGACATCGCGTGCCATCCACCGACCATGCGGCCAGGTTCCCGCCGGCGCCTCGGTCGAGCCCGGCCGATACCAGCGGATGTGGTACGTCTTGCTGGCCGCCAACGCGAAGGTCAGCGCACCGGCGCCGTGCTCGTCGAGGTAATCCTGCAGCGAATAGATCGTCAGCCCGCGGTGGGTGAACGTCACGGTCGGCTGCAGCGTGACCGAATAAGCCGCGGTGGCGAAATCGAACAAGCCGTCAAGCCGATTGACATGCGGGAACAGGAGCGAGGTGGCCGCGCGACGATCGAACTCCGCGTCCAGCGACCGGCGATCGATCATCTCGATCCATTCGCTTTGCGTACCGGCACCGTCGCGGGTCGAGAACATCACCGGCTTGCCGCCCGGCACCGAAGCGGGCAATGCCAAGCGGAAAAAGGCCGAAGGCTCGCCCTGGTCCTGGACGTTGCTCAGATAGTATTTTTCAGCTGATCCGGTGAGCAACTCCGGCGCATTCGTGCCCTGACCCGTCAGGAGCCGCGGCGCAAAGCCCGGCTTCACATTGACCGGGTCGCCCCAGTTGTCAGCGACCGCGCTGCCCTGCGGGCCGCGCAACGGTTTAATGACGCGAGACAGATGCTTCGGCACGACCGGGCGTGCCGGGTCGGTCAGATCTTCGACCATCGCCTCATCCGCCAGGATGACAAAGCCATACTGGCTCTCCGAAGCCGAAAACTGGCGCCAGCCCCCGTTATCATCCTTGATATAGGGAAGCTCCTGGTCACTCGCGTAAACGACGCTGCCGATCTGCGGCCCTTGAAAGATCCAACCGGCGGTCCCCGGCGCGGCTGCAAGCCCGACATATTCGGCCAACTGCCCTGATCGCCCCGCCCAGCCCCCCGAGGCGCCCTGCGGGTCGACCAGGTAAAGGTCGCCGATGGCCGGGCTCGCGGGCGGCGCTGCAACCTGGATGGACCGGACCGCAACCCACGGAGACTGCGTCAGGCTTGCGACCGGGCGCGAGCGCTCGACATAGACGTCGCTCTGGCGGACATAGACGCGACCATCCGGCAGCGCGACGCCATGGCCATTTTTCGGCGCCACAATCGCCCAGCCGGCGGCGGTGAACTCGGCGACCTTCTGGTCATGCGTCGCCCAGGAGCCGGTCGCGCCGGTCGGGATGACATAGGTATCGCCCGGCAGCGGCGAGGCCGGCGGCGCCGGCGTCGATACCGAAATCACCGGGATCCACGGCAGTACCGACAGGCGCTGCAGCGCGACCGCCATTGCCGGGTCCACCTTGATCGTCACAGATGCGAGATCGGTGAACGCCACCTCCAGGCGGATCGTGCCCTCGACCGTCTGGCCGCTATCGGGCGTCGGTTTCTGGATGGGCGGTTCGTAATGCGCGATGGCGATCAGGTCGCCATCTGCGTCGATCAACCCGGCCTCGCGGATGGTGTAAGGGCCATCGGCCGCGGCCAGGTAGATATCGGCATAAGCGACATTATCGGCACCCGCGACGACGCCCTGGCCGGAGATCGTCTTGCGGGCGACCTCGCTATACAGCGCAGTCTCGCCACCCGAGGGAACCGTTGCGGAATCGCCGATAGCGATATGGGTAACGACCACGGCGGTGCCGTTGCCGAGCGCGGCTGCTTCCTTCTGCCGGCCCTTGTTGGTCAGCAGGGCAAAAGACGATTGTGGCATAGATCAGCCCTTCGGGTGAGCGGTCGCAGAGAGGATGGCCGCCGCGGTCGCGCCGAAGGCGACAGTGGCGCGGCGGGTATCGCCATCGAAGGCATAGGGATGCGCAACGGCGGCGAGATGGGTGCGCGCGAAGGCGCCGACATACGCCGGCCCTCGCGCCTGCAGAATGGCTCGGGTCGTAAACACCCGGCTGACCGGCTTGGAGGCCCGCACCGCGTCGATAGCCTGGCTCTGCGTCACCGGGTCGAAGGCCGGGCCGCCATTGCGATAGACGGTTTCCACTCGGAATGTCCCGCGCCGCGCCGGCGGCTCTTCCTCCCACCATTCGATGATGACGGACTCTAGGTCGAAGGCGTCCAGCGCCCGGCGGACAGCGCCGCGGGTGCCCTTCAGACGATGCACCGCCGGCGAGGCGGCAATCACCTTCCGCTTGCGGCCGTCGTCCCAGGACGGATCCCAGACGTCGACGGACAGCGCCCAGGCGAGCCAAGGCAACAGCACAGCCGGGCAATGCCACGGATCCCAGATCGTCGCGATGACGCGCGGGTCGGCATCGGCCAGCGCCATGATCTCGACGGCCAAAAGCGCGCGCTCGATCGGCGCCGCCTCGGGCGGCAGAATGGATTTCGCGACCTCGCCGGCGGCGCGCATCCGCTCGGCGGTCACGACCAGGAGCCCTCCGACTGCACCGCGTTGATTACGATGCCGGTGCAATTGGGCGCCTGCTTGGATCCGCCCGCCACGTCGGCCGCCGGCGCGATCCCGGAAACCGCCTCGACGCCTGAAACGTAAGCCGCGCCGAAGATGCCGTGCAGCTCGGCTGCAACACCGACCCGCCGGCGCTTGTCGACATACGCCTGGACCGCGGCTCGAGCCGCATCGATCAGAGGCGTCGGATCGGCGCCGCGCGCATAGGTAATACTCAGCTCGACCGCATAGTCGACGACGTCCGCCGGCTCGATCCGCACATTGTCGCCGAGCGGGCGAACATCGCGCGCGGTCGCTGCTTCATACGCCCGGTCGAGCAACGCCTGGTCGCAGGGCCCATAAGCGACGACCGGCAGGATCACCACCAGCACCTCCGGCGCCAGCACCAGGTCGCCATCGCCGCGGCCCGCGAAAGGCGTCGGACGTGCGCCTGCCGAATAGGCATCGGCATGCAGGCCCGCGCTATAGGTCGCGGCGTTTTCCTCGGAATAAGCCCAGGCGTCGGCAATATCGGGAACGCCGTCCAGCTCCAGCACCTGGAAGACATAGGCGCCGAGCGGGCCCGCGGTCGAGAACGCCTCCGACGCCAGGGCGATGCGGTCACGGAACCGCTCGTCGGTTTCCAGAACCTTGTTGCCTTGCGCATCGACATCAATCTGCCGCGACAACAGCTCGTAATAGGTCGCCCCGATATGATCGAGATCGCCGCCGGTGGCGTTTGCCAGAGACAGCGCCCGGATCTTTTCATTGACCAGCTGGCGAAACAGCGTTTCCTCGTATCCGCCGCCACGCGCCACCGCGATCATCAACGGCGAGGTCTCCAGGGCGGTCACGTCGTAATCGACGCCGAACTCGGTCAAGGCGAGTTTCAGATATTCGCCGCGGCGCGCGCGGATTTCCTCGAAATCAACATCGAGCACCGCCGGCATCGGGCCGAGCGCGGCCAGATCGGCCTGGACAAAGCGGCTCATGGCGTCACCTCGACAATCCCCGTTGCGCCCGCCGCAAGGGCGAAACTGCGCACACCCTCGACCGTCTCGTCGCCGAGATGGCCGCGCGGGCGCCAATCCACTTCGATACTGATGCGCGCGGTGCCCGCCCGCAGCGCGTCCACGTCGCCGTCGACATCGACCTGGCGCACCCGAAACCGCGGCTCCCAAAGGTCGATCGCAGCCGCGAGCAAGACCCGGAACACCCCGAACAGATCCGGCGTCACCAGGCGGCCGAGCAATGGCAGCACCGCCGCGCCGAATTCGCGCAACATCACCAGCTCGCCGACCCGAGTCGTCAGGATCACCTCCACCGACTGCAGCGCCGAAGCGTAATTGTCGATGACAGCGCCGGTGCGTCGATCAAAATCCATCGGCCTATTCCGCCTGGCGTTTCTTGCGGGCGCCGCGCCATGAGCGCGGGCGCTTGCCGCCCGCCCGCATCAAGCGCTCGCCCCGCAGATCGAACGCCGCCGCCTGTTCTGTCAGGCGCAGCTCCGTACGGCCGTTCACCGGCGCCCCGTCGATCCAGGCAACGCCGGGCTTGACCAGAAAGGTCGCACGACCATCGGCGGCATCCGCCGCAGCGTCGGCGCCCGGCTTGGTGCTTTCGTCCGCCATGACGGCCTCCGTTTCCGAAAATCAGTGCGGGCCAGCGGTGTCAGCGCCGCCGGGAGTGACCCCGCCATGCACATGCGTCGAGCCGACATTCCTGCCGTCGTGGCTGATCTCGCCGCCGATGGTTTCGATCCCAGCGCCGGAAATCCGGTGTGTCACGCCACCGGCCTCGACGACCAAGGCGCCATCGGCGACCGAGATCCGCACGCCGGCGGCCTGAAAGACGTTCGCCGCCATGTCGGCATTCGGCGAGGGCTTGCCGCCCGAATAGCCGCCGCGCACCAGGAACCCCTGCCGCGGATCGCCTGTCGGATTGACCACGCCGACGACCTGCCCCTTTTCCAGCGGCACTGACGTTTTCCCGGTCTCCGGGTGCGGATACCAGGGCGACAGAAACGCCCCATCCTCATCCTCGCCGAGCTTCAGGCGATAGCCCTTCACCGCGTCGACGACCTCGACCGGGCCGACCCGCATGGCGCTGCCGAAAACCGTCTTCAACTGCTCCAGATCGGCGCGCATCGCCAGGAGATCGCCGATCACGGCGCGACCTCCACATCCGGCCCGACGCCATCGCGCTCGACGACCGCGCCGGTCATGGCGGGCGTCGTCCGATCGACGTCCTGGGCGATCGGACCGCGGCCCAGCGCGAGCAACTGCGCGTCCGTCATGCCCATGCGCCGCTGCAGCGTTTGCCAATCGGCACCCGCCGGCGCCTCGATCACCGCCCGCATCAATTCGGCCTGCTTGTGATAGACCGGGTCAGCGCTTCCCTCCAGCGCGGCGAGGAAACGGCCGAACGGCAGATCCGGGTCGAGCGGCTCGCCGCGCACCGGGTCGTCGATGAGCCGCGCCGACAGCACGATCTGATGACCGGCCACCCTCTGCCCTTCGTCGCCGCTGCGCGTGGCGACCACATTGATCGCCTCGATCACGACGGTCAGGCCGAGCATGATCTGCCCCCAGGGGTTGCCCTCGTCGGTCAGCGCATCGCGAAGCTGCCGCCCGACGAGGTCGAGATACATCTCGAACGCCCGGTCGGTGGCCGGCATGCCGGCGACCACATGCGCCTCGCCCGTGTCCTGGTCGAGCACGGTCATCGACGCCGCAATTCCGATCTCAAACGCCAGCTCGACGACGCCATTCTCGACCAGCGAGCGCCCGGCGGCCTGCGCCTTGCCGTCGTAGAGATACACCGCGACAAACGGCTTCTCCTGATCGGTGCGCAGGGCGCCGTCGCCGGCTTGATCGAGCGCCGCGATCTGGCTGTCCAGGACGTTGTCGGCAACCGACGTGCGGCCGCGCACCGCCTCGACGGCGGCAATCCGCAGAGCGGTCCTCACAAACGACATCGCGTTACTTCTCGCTCAATTCCAGCACCAGGCGCGGCGCGCCACGGTCATCCGGGCGCGCCACCTCGAACCAGGGCTGGCCGCGCCGATCGAGCGCCCGCAGGGCATCGCCGACCCGCACATGCAGGTCGGGATAGGCCGCAAGATCGATGTGCGCTTCAGCCTTGCCGGAGGCGAGCTGCGCCCGCCACGACTGCCCCATGCCGCCCGACAGATTGGACTCCCCACCGCCGCCGGTCCGCAGCACAGCGATGATCTCGCGTGCGGCGCGGTCGGGATCCCGTTCGCCCTTTTTCATAGGCGCCAGGAAAAGCCGCTCGCCGAACGCGTCGTCGGCAATCGCCGCCGACATGGTTTCAGCGAGCGTCGTCAGGATCGGCATGGCGAGCCGATCAACCCTGCTTGGCGGCCAGCGCCGACAGAAGGTCGTCGCGGCTGGCGTCATCGGAGAGCGCGACGCCGCGCTTTTTGGCCTCGGCGGCCAGATCGGCGTCCGACAGCTGCTCCAGATCCGGCCCATCCGCCTTGCGGCTGCGGCCGCCACCTTTTGCGGCGGTCGCAAAACCGTTCGCGATGAGGCTGTCGGCATAGGACGCCGGCACGTTGATCTCGTCGCCGTGCGACAGCTTGACGTCCTTCGGCTTGCCGACAACGCCGCCGGGAATGCGCAGGCCACCGCGGGCCGCGATCCGCTTCATGTTCGCCATGGGGAAATTCCGTTTGACAGGCGCACGCGCGAGCGCGGCGCGAACAAGAGGGAAGGGCGCCAGAAGACTGGCGCCCTCGACAGCCGTTAAGGCGCGATCGTCAGCTCGCGAAGCGCCTGCGGGCGGGTGCAGAGCGAAATCGCATTCGACTGAACCTGGATCCGGCGGCCCTTGCCATTGGGCATCGGATACTGGCGCATGTAGCGCGGCAGCCCGGGCGTGTTGACGGTTTCCTCAAAGTCCGCCGGCGCGAAGCGGGTGATGAACAGCTCGGGCACGCCGAGCGGCACAACCCGCGCTTTGTTGTCGTCGATATAGGCCGCGCCCAGATCGGCCTTCGCACGCGCGCCAGTGCGATAGCGCTCGAAAACGGCGTTGCCGAACTCGAAGCGATCCGGCACGTCCTGGCGCATGATCGCGCCGCCGCCGGCGCCATTGACCAGGAAGGTCTCGCGGATCCGTTTGTGCGTCCACATGGCCGAATGGAAATTCCGGCCGGTGAAGACATGGAAGCCGCTATAGGCTTCATCGAGATCGTCCTCGATGCCGTAAACGACGTCCTGCCATTCCTTGCCGATATTGGCGTCGGGCGCGTTCAGGGAGAGCGCCACCGCAGCCGGCACCGCGATCTCAAAGCGGTCGTAGAGATTGTGCAGCACCCGGCCCGACTTGGCCGTAACGATGCCCTTGATCGCGCCGACCCGCTGGTGCTCCAGCGTCATGTCGAGATCGCGCAAATGCCGCGCGCCCTTGCGCACCACCCGGTCCTCGATCTGCTCGACCTCGGTTTCCGAACCGAAGGCGCGCACATTCTGCACCTCATCGGCGAGCACCGAATCCTCGCGCTCGTAATGATCGACATCGAAGGGCACCAGGGTGCGGTCTTCGTCGTCGACGGTTTCACCATTGCCGCCACGCGCGGTCGGCTCGACCAGCGACAGCTTGCCCTGGCGCAGCTCGACCGAAACGCGGGTCGTCGTTACGGAATCCTCTTCGAAGATCCCCGAGGCCGAAACCTGGCCAGGGCGGAACGGCTCCTGGTTGATCCGGGCGGTGAGCGAATGCACCGAGAATGCAGGCTCGGTGTTGAAGATATCAAGTGCCGGCATCGCGGCGCTCCTTTCGCAGAATCCGGTGGGCGCTCGCCCTTGGGAGGATTGGGGGGTGTCGCGCGCCGGTTAGCGCGCGATGACGTGACTGGCGGCGAGCTGCGTGATGGCGGTCGCCTCCTTGGCCGGGCTGTCGATGGTGCCGGCGAAGATCAGCTGCGGCCGCTTGACCGCGGCCAGACGGCGGATCACCACCGCCTCAACGTCCGCGCTGGTGGCGTCGACGCCATAGGCGAGCACGGCGACGGCCGTCTGCGAGCCATCGGCCGAGGCCGAGTCGTTTGCCGGGACAAACTTGTCGTCCGCAGTCAGCTGGCCGAGCACCATGCCGGGCTCGAGGACGCCGGATCCCGATTTGATGGTCACGACCTCGCGCGACAGCAGGTCGACCTCCGACAGGAGGAAGCCGAGCGCCACAGCGCCCATGACACGATTGTTAAGGCTCATGGAACTTGTTCCCTGTTTGCCGAGAGGTGGATGCCGCCGAGGCGGCGCTTACTTCGCGGACGCCGAACGGCGTGCGTCGAAGATCTCGCCGCGGTCGATCGACACGGGCTGGCGCCCGCCCTGATCAGCCGCGGGCAGATTGCCGCCGCCGGCAGCGGCCTGGACGCGATCGCGCAGCGACGCGACAGGCGCCGACGCCGGCTCGCTCGCGGCAGGCTCGCCAACGACATTCGCCGTGACGAAGGCGACGACGTCGTCCGCCGACATGGCCGGCGACTTGGCGGCAAGATCGACCGCCGCAGAAATGCGGGCCGCCACGCCGGATACGCCCTCGGCGCCGATGATGGCGACGAAGCGCGTGCGCTCGGCAGCGGCGCCCGCCGCCTCGCCTTCGCGGCGAGCGCTGGCGATCTGCGCGTCGGCCGCCGGCGCGGTTTCGGTATTGGTATCCATGGATGCTCTCCGGTTTTGCGAGGAAGGACGCCCGCTCGAGGCGCGCGAAAGGTCGGCCAGGACACCCTCGAAAGTGCCGATCCGGTCCGCCATGCCGGCCTTGACGGCCTGCACACCTGTTTCGACGCCGCCCTGGCCGAACCGATCGATGACGGTCTGCTCGGAGACGCCTCGATGCTTGGCGACAGCGCCGATGAAGACATCGGCCAGGCCATCGACCATCCGCTGCAGCCGCGCACGGCCGTCGTCGGTCGCGGGATCGGGCCGCTTGCCGGGCGATTGCGATGAAACGAACTCGATCCGCCGCACGCCGCGAGCCCGGTCGCGCTCCGATGCGTCCTCAACGCCTAGCGCGACGCCGATCGAGCCCAGGATTGCAGCCTCGTCGATCACCACCTCACTGGCGGCCGAGGCGATCCAATAGCCGCCGGACGCGGCCATGCCGCCGACATAGGCGACAACCCGCTTCACGCCGCGGGCCTCGAAAACGGCCTTTGCCAGCTCATTGCAGCCGTTCGCCTCGCCGCCCGGGCTGTCCACATTGAGCATGATGGCCCGAACCGCCGGGTCGTCGATCGCGATCTGCAGATCCCGGCGCAGCATGTCGTAGGACGTCGCACCCGAGATCTCGGTGAAGAGATTGGCGCGCCGGAACAACGGGCCAACCACCGGCAGGATCGCCACCCCGTCGCGGATGGTCATCCGGTCAGCCGCGGCGATGGCCCGCGAACGATACGCCTCGAGCACCTCGGGCGTCGCCTCGTTCTCCCGCGCGGCGATCTGCAGAACTTCCTCGACCCGTTCGGGCAGCATGGCCCATGGCGCCGATTGCGCAGCTTCAAGAATTCGCATGGGGGCTCCTTGCCTAGACGCGGTGCCAGCCGGCGACGATGGCGTGCCGGCGCGGGCGACGGCCCTGGGCTCGGTCGCATTCCGCCCGCAGCTCTGTGATCCGCGCCTTCAGCGCGGCCTTGTCAGCGCCCTGCCAGCGCTTCTCGTCGGTGCCAAACCGGGCGACGACGACGTTCTCGCCGGCGATCAGGCGGTCGTAGACCTCCTGCAACTTCGGCCAGACCAGGCAGGGCTGGGACATATCGATGCCATCGAAAACCGAAGCCATTACGCGCCCCCTTCCGGCGCCGAGCCGCCTGCGGCGTCGTCGGCTTCACCCTCGTCGATCACGTCCATCTGCGTCGGCGCGCCACCGGTGCGCGGCACCGGATCGGCAATGCCGAGGCGGCGGCGGTTCGCCTTCTCCCGCGCCAGCTGCTCCTGGACGTCCTCATGATCGCGGCCGAGATCGTTGCAGATATCTTCCTGCGTCATGACGCCGAGATCGTACCACTCGCGGTGCGCCTTGGCGGCCTTGACGTCGTCGGCCTGAGGCTTCGGCGGACCGCGCCAGTCGGACCGGCAGAGTGACGACCGATTGGCGACGAAGGCGTCGATGCCGCCAGGCAGCGGGATGCGCCCGGTGTCGATCTCTTCCTCGAGCCATGCCTCATAGCCCGTCTGCGCAAAGCGGCCGACGATGTTGCGCCGGCGGTACTCCATGAGCGGCCACTTCTTCGCGATGCCCATACGGATCGACGAATAGGTGGCGCCCCGATAATCGCCGGTCACGTCCTCGAACATGACGCCGAGGCACGCGGCGATCTCGCGCAAGAGGAAATTGGCGAACGCCTCGAACGACGAATTAGGATGCTCGGCGCCGTGCAGCTTGAGCCGCTCGCCGGTCATCAAATGCGCGACCTTGCCGTGCTGGCCGAGATCGATGTTGATGTTCTTGTTCCAACCGAGCTTCTGGGCGACGAAGGCATCGAAGGCGCCAGACAGATCGTCCGCCGCCTCGCCCTCGCCCTGCAGGGCCGCCATCACTTCCTCGGTCGGGTAATCGCTTTCGATGGTGGCAGCGAACACCGCATGCAGCATCGCCGCGGTCAACGTCGCATCGGCCAGCTGATCGAACTGCCGGGTGACCTTCAGCGCCGGCGCCAGCGGCGAGATGCCCCGCACCTGGCCCGCCACCCCGTCGAAGATATGAACGATCTCCGGGCGGCCGAACTGATCGCGGGCCCGGCGCTCGGCATAGACTAGGCCGGTGCGCGGATCCCGCGCCTCGAACAGGTAGCCGGTCGCCATGCCGTGACGGTCGAGGCGGACGCCCTGCATCATGCGGCCGAGCGGGTCGGACCGCTGCGACAGCCAATGCGACGGGATCAGCCGCATCTTCGTGACGGTCTCGGCGCCAGGGCGCGCGATGAACGGAATATCAGCGACGATCTCGCCGGTAGCGAGCCATTGCCGCGCGGCGGCGGCCTGCATCTGGCCCATCGTATAGCGGCCGCCAGCGTCGCACTCATATGCCTGCGACGACCAGACCCGATAACGGCGCTCGACCATCCGGGCCCAAGCGGCCGTCTGTTCCTGGTCGAACCCGAAAGCGGTCATCTCCGGCTTGGCATTGAGCCGCAACTCGGTGCCGACCATCAGCGAAACGATCTGGTCGACGACGCCGGCGATCCAGCCGTTATTGAGAATGGCGTCGTTGGCGCGGCCGTTCACCTGGCGCCACTGCGCCCGGATATCCTCCGAACGATCGCGCAAAGCCGGCGACGGCATGTGGATCGACACCGGCGAGCCGGGCTCGCCCCGCAGGTAGCCGGCGCTCGGCGTCGGCAGCCCCGCCGAGGCAGCCCCGCCGAACCAGCCGCGGACTCGTTGCAAAGCACCCATATGGCTCACCGGTTCAAAGCTGCGGACATTTCGGCGAGCGTCATGCGCTTCTTGCGCGCCGGCTCGCCCGGCGCCGCTGCCGGCTCGATCGGCGCGGCGGCGGCTATCTGCATCGACGCCGGTGACAGCATGTCGGCCTGCGGCCCCGGGATCACCCGAGCGCGAAGCCGCGCCCAGCCCTCCGGCGTCAGCCGCGACAGGCCGAGCAACTCGGCCATAGCCATGGCGTAGACGCGGCAATCGAGGAAGTGGTTCTCGCGCCTTGCGCGCTTCCACTCCTCCCGCAGCCGGCCCTTGATCATTTGCTGGTCGAAATATTCGGCCGTGATCTGCTTGAAGAACTCGTCGGTGAGCCAAGCGCCGAAATGGCAGTAACCGGGCGGGTCCATCGTTTCGCCGGCAGCCAGACCCGCCTTGTGCAGATTGGCGTAGAACTCCGACTTCAGCCCCCATGTACCGACCGGCCAGGCCATGGCCGAGCCGCGCCGCTGGCGCTTGCCGCCCTTGGTGACCGACTTTTTCGATGGCACGCCGATCGCCGGGATCCCGCGGCCATGCACGCCGCGTACGCCGTGACACCCGGCATGCTGCCGGCACCATTCGAGAACTTGACTGGTGCGGCCGCCGTCGCCCGCATCGACCGCCAGCGCCTCGATCCGGCGCTCCTGGCCGTAATCATCGACGAAGGCCCTATCGCGGAACGCCGCGAGCTTCGCCCAGGCGCCCAGGTTGGGATTGTCCGTCGGCCCTTCCAGGAACTCGGCCTCGACCGTCCAGCTCTGCCGGTCCTCGGCAAAGGCCACCGCCTCGGCATAGATGCCATTGTGCTGGACGTCGGCGCCGCCGACGAAGATCAGGCCGGCGCCTGGCACCACGCCGCGACGATAGTTCTCGCGGCGCTCCATCAGGCGCTCATGCTCGGGCGCGTTACCGCGGACCTCATAGGTCAGGCCGAGCCATGTATTGTAGAACGCCTTCTCCTTGCGCTCGTTGCCCTTCGCCAGATGATAGCGTTCGGCGACCTTGTCCCAGGTCGTCAGCTGCGAGATCAGCGCGTCCACATGGAAGGATGGATAGAGCCCGTCGGGATTGGTCGCGACGAACCGTCCCTCGCGCACCAGGGCCGCCTTTTCATGATGCTCAATCACGCCGCCGCAGCACTGCGCGGCGTAATAGGAGCGGTAGGGCGGGCGGTCGCCAAACTTCAGATTGCCGAACTCGAGCACGATCTCGGCGCGGCATTGCGGACACTTCACATGCCAGAACCGCTGGTCGCCCTGCATGAACAGGTCGTCGATGCGCGAGCCGCCGGCCACCGTCGGCGTCGACAGCGCCAGGACGCGCCAATCGCCGGTGGCGTGGAAGGCGGTGAAGCGGCCGAGGAACAAGTCGAAGGACTCGCCCTGGCCGTCCAGGTCGAACGACCACTCGTCGATCTCGTCGGCAACCCCGATCTTCAGCGTCTTGGATCGCAGATCCGACGCCGAATTGGCATTGATCAGCGCCAGCGACCCGCCGCGAAACCGTTTCGACGTGCTCGTCGAGCCGGTACCAGAGCGCGAGGTCTGCGGCTTGACCAGCGCCCGCAGACGCCGGGTCTGGTCGATGACCGGGCCGAGCTTCTCCCTGTTGAACTCGGCGATGGCGTCCTGGGTCGGCAGCCCGAACCCGATCCGGCAGGGCGCGCGATCGACATAGGAGCCGACCAGCGCGAGCCCGGCGATCGAGATGCCGGTCTGAACCGACTTGCGGACCGCCACGATATTGTGCGGTGAATCCGGGCCGAGCGCGTCGATGATCTCCGGCACATAGGGCGTCAGCTTCAGATCCCAGCGGCTGCCGGCGCGCGGGCCATCCGGGACGATCAGGTTCTCGGCGGCCCAGGCGCTCGGCACCAGCGGTGCCGGCGGTGCCATGATGCCCGCGAAGATGCCGGCGACCAGGGCGATGGCGGATGGATGCTTGCTCAATCCTCGCCCCCCTCGTCGTCCGGTTCGGCGGTCAGCCGCATGTTGGCCGAGAGCGTGCCGCGCATATCGCGCGCCTTGCCCTTCAGCGCATCGCGCAATCCGGCGACACCGCTCCGGGTGAAGGCCGCGGCCAGGTCGTCGGCGAACGCCGGCAGCTGGTCGAGATCGCGCACGATCATTTCCGCGCACCGCTCCATGGCCCGCGTCACATCCTCGACCGGCAAGAGCTTGCCGATCCGCTCGTTGAACTCCAGCTCGGCGATCTTGGCGCGGTAGACCTCGCTGGCCGTGCGCGCCTTGGTGAGCCCGGATGACGAGGACGCCGAGGCGCCGCCGCCGCTATTGCCGCCGCCAGGCCCGAACCCGGGCGCATAGCCGGCACCGAAAGCGTCGCGCGGATCCGCGTCGTCCGAATTAACCCGCGAGCGGCTCTCGCCGAGCGCGAAATCGGCCGCGGCCGGGTCGATCATCTTGCGGCCGTTGCGGACCGTGGTCGGGATCTTGCCCGACTTGATCATTTTCCCGATCGCCTGCTTCGAGACGCCGCGGTGATCGGCATACTCGACCTGGCTCATGAGCCCGTCCGACGCCATGGCTTAAGCCTTTCAGGCCGCCTCGGCAGCGGCCGTGCGCTCGGCGGCGACCGCGGCGAAGGTCCGGCCATCGCCATCCAGCGTCGCCTCGAGGCCGGTGAACTCCTGCCACCGCCGAACGATGACATCGACATACGCCGGCCACAGCTCCGAGCCGTAGCAGGCGCGGCCCTCGGTTTCGGCGGCGATCAGCGTGGTGCCGGAGCCCAGGAACGGATCATAGACCACCTGGCCCGGCGACGAATTGTTGACGATAGGGCGACGCATGCACTCGACCGGCTTCTGCGTTCCGTGCCCGGTGTCGTTCTTCATGTGGTCGATCGACCAGACCGTGGACTGGCGGCGATCGCCGTTCCAATGGCCGGTGCGCCCGACCCGAACGACATAGGCGCCCAGCTCATGGTCGTGGACGATTTCGGCGCCATGGTCGCCCTCGCCGGTGCGCTCGGCATAGAGCGCGGGCTCGTGCTGCCAGTGGTAGTGGCCACGCGAGAACACCGGCCGCTGCTTCACCCAGATGATCTGCGAGCGCGTCTCGAACCCGGCCGCCTCAAGGCTGGCCTGCACCACGCCGGCATGCAGGGCGCCGTGCCAGACATAGGCGACATCGCCCGGGAACAGGGCCCACGCCTCGCGCCAGTCGGCGCGGTCGTCGTTCTGCACCACGCCGTTCGCCTGACCCGCCGAGCCGTAGCCCGCATCGGTCCGCCACTTCGGGTCGTACTTCACGCCATAGGGCGGGTCGGTCACCATCAGGAGCGGAACAACGCCGTTCAACAGCCGCGACACCGAGGCCGCCGACGTAGAGTCGCCGCAGACCAGGCGGTGCGGCCCCATCAGCCAGAGATCGCCGGGACGCGAGATCGGCACGACCGGCGCCTCCGGCACGTCGTCCTCGCCTTCGGTGGAGCCGCCGCGCTTTAGGCGGCCGAGGATCTTGTCCAGCTCGCCCATCTCGAAACCGGTCACAGCCAGGTCGAGGGCGCCATCCTTGTCGAGCGCGGCCAGCTCTTCGGCGAGCAATTCCTCGTCCCAGGTCGCATCCTCGGCCAGACGATTGTTCGGCGATGACATAGGCCCGGCGCTGGGCGTCCGACCAGCCGCTGCAATCGATGAACGGAACCATGCCCTTGGGCAGCTCGCGGCCACCCGGCGTGCGGATTGCCTCGCCCGCTTTTAAAAGCTTGCGGACCGCCATGCGCCGGCCATGGCCGGCGACGATCCCTTTCCCGGCGGCGACATCGACCAGGAGCGGATTGGTAAAACCGAACTCGCGGATCGAGGCCACGATCTTGTCGACCTGGGCCGCCGAATGCTTGCGGGCGTTGCGGTCGTACGGGACCAGCTCCTCCAGCAAGCAAAGCCCGGCGCGGAACGCCTCGACGGCCTCCGACTTGGCTTCGGTTTCAGCGGGCGAATTCGGCACGGCGTCAACTCCAGAAGGTCAACCCGGTCAACCCGGTCAACCTTGTTTTCAGGCCCTAAAACTGGACAGGTTCGGGGGGCTCGGCGCGCCGACCCCACCTGCGGCCGGGACACGGTCCCTAAACGGGGGTGGGGGTCTGTGCGCCCGATCTGCAACACGTCTCCCGATTGCCACGTCTCCCCGCGGCCACAGTCGGGCTAGGAGAGGGCGCCCTTCGTCAGACGCCGGATCTCATGGGCGATGCGCGGCGGCAGCTCGCGGGCAACGGTCGAGTTGAACGCCGACGCCGTTTCGCCCTTGACCATCTCGGCCGGGATCGTGACGCCGGACTTTTGCACCTTAACCGGATGCCGGGCGCCGCCGACCCGCTTCATGACGTTGCCGCCATACTTGCGGATGACCTCACGGTCCGGAAACCGACCGCCCTTCAGAAACGTGCCTTCGAACACCTGGCGCTTGCCGAACGGCGCTGCCGAGACGCCTCGGCGGGTTTCCCGCGCTCCAAAATATTTTAGCGCGATATCGCCGCCGGTCGCCTCCAACAGAAAGCGCAGCGTGGCCGGGTTCGATGGCGTGTCCTTCACAGCACGAACGATGACGTCGCGCTTCAGACCGGTCTGCTTCGTCAGCGCCCGGCGGACCTGGGTCCGCGCCTTGCGGCCGGTGTGGTTCAACGCCCGGCTGGCGCCCTTGTCGAACGCGCCCGGCGAGAGCTTGCGCATCGCCGCCGACAGCCGGCGCAAACCGGATGCATCCTGCCAGCGAACCACCAGCGCCACAGGCACCTCCAACGCAAAACGCCCCGGCTGTGAGCCGAGGCGTTTTTCAGAAGCTTTTCATCTGTCGCTGGGTATCGCCAAATTTCCGTCGCACGTCAAGCGGCGCTGGAAACTAAATTTTCAGAATCTGACACGCTCGACTCTGCCGCGAGATCGACGCCCGGCTCCCAGGGCCACCACGGCGCGGCGTTCGCCACCGGCTCGAACCGCTCGAGCACGCCCGCCAATTCGGTGCAGAGCCAATCGAGTGCGAAGCGCCAGGCCTGATATTCGATGCGCTCGGCCACCACCGGTGTCGGATCCGGCACCAGTCGAAACTTGCGATAGGCGTCGGCATGCGGGCGTCGACGACGGCGGTCGAACCCATCGACCTCGACCGACACCGCCGGGCGGCCTTCGCCATCGGCCTGCATGATGCGGCGAAACCAGAGCGACTGGCCGTTGGCCGACACAGGCTCACGCCTGACCGGCTCCGCCACCCGCACCGGACGCGCCCGACCGAGCACCGCGCTGGCGATGACGAAGGCGGACAGCGAGGACCGGAGGCACCCTCGCCCATCGAGCGCCCGCTCTCGACCAGCGGCATGCGCGGCCTCGCGCTCCTCGCCGGTCAGGCCGTCGAAGGCCGCGTCGTCCAGAAGCCCGACCCCGTCGAGCCCGACCTCGAGCCCGTCCAGCGCAGCGACCGCCCGGCCGATGCGGACCGCGTCGGGATCCGGCTCCTCGCCGTCGTCGATCGCCCCGCCAGGCCCGTCGCCCATCCAGCCGGAGAGCTGCACCCGCGTGCCCAGCTCCCGCAGCATCGCCAGCGTATCGGAGCCGGCGGCGACAGGACCGCCGACATCCGGCCGCCGCGCGGCCTTCGGCAGCTCCATACGGAACGCCCAGACCAGGAGATCATCGATCGAAACCGCGCGTTTCCGGCCATTCCAGGCGTCCCGCCGCTGCAAGAGGGAGGCTAGGGAGGCAGTATCGGTCGCAATATTTCTTGCTTCCCTGTTTTCCATAATTCTAACCCTTTGGTTTCGCTGTGTGTTTCAGAACATAGGGAGGCTAGGGAGGCTAGGGAGGATAACCCCCGTGTTACGTGTAGAGCTGGCTCGGGCTTTCATCCGGCGGACCAATGACCACCGTCGTCGAGACGCGCATGCGCGTCATACGTAAACCCGCAGCTTGCCTCCCTAGCCTCCCTAGCTTCCAAACCCTTTGAATTCGCTGCAGAAAGCGCAGGGAGGCAAGCGCCTGCCAGCCCCCCGCTTGCCTCCCCAGCCCCCCGCTGGCACCCCATCGAGAGCCGCGACAGGACCCGGCCCGGGCCTTCGCGCGGGTGGAATGCCGAGGTCCGGAGCGCGCGTCATACGAGGCACTCGCCCTCGCCCTGCTGGCAGAGGTGCGCCTCGTCGCTGAAGAGCCAGTCGCCCTGGCTATCGACGAACTCCCGAAGCTCCCGGCGGCTGAAGCGCTTCGAGAATGCATGGCCGCGCGCCCCCTCCTCCTGCTCCCACCAGGCGGCTCTTTGCGGCATGTCGCGCGCGAGCGCCGCCAGCGTCGCCTCCGACTTCAGGAAGCACCCGTCGCAGTTTCCGCCGACCGTTCGCCCGCCGACCACAGGAAGCCGCAGGTCAAATGGCTGGCGCTCCCAGAAGCGAATGACATCGTGCCGGCTCACGCCCGCCATACGAAGCGGCAGCACGGTCGTGGCCCGGTTGTCCGGGTATGGATGCCTATGCATTTCGTCAGCTCGAAATCCGACCATGCTCGTCCATGCGTTCCATCCTTTGGCGACCAGATATCGCTTGGCAGTCAGGGTCTTCAGTTCGGCAGAGCACCATTTTTTCGACTGGTTGGGGATGGCCTGCTTTCGACCTATGAGCGCGCTAAACGGCTCTCCGCTTCGGCTGGCACCCTGATAGCCAACGACCTCAAACAACGGCTTGGCCGCCCGGTACTCCAGCCAAGTGATCATCACCCCCCACCGCTGCCCGATCTCATGAACGAAATCGAGCGTCTGCGGCAGCTCGCGACCGGTGTTCTGGAACGTGACCTCACACCGGTCCTCTGGGATCCCACCATTCGCCTCCAGGAAGCAGTGAAGCATGTAAGCGGAGGTCCGGCCGCCGCTGACGGCGATCTGGACGTTCCCTTCCGGGAGAGCGAAAGCGCCGTCCATCACCCGCGCCCCCCGTAGCCGGGCGGGTACGGGTCGCCACCAGGCGCGCCGCCGGCGTACAGCTCCTTGATGCGCAGGCCGCGATAGAGCGTGACGGCGTTCTTGACCTTGGCGAACATCGCCTGCGTCCCATCCGGCGCGGTCCAGCTCTTGCGGGCCTGCTCGGGCAGGCGGCGCGTGAAGGTCGCCTGCCCGAACGGGAACGCGCCCTCGGCCCGGCAGAACGCCTCGTAGGCCGCGAACAGCTCGCCCGGCGTTGCCTTGTCCTCGCGGTTGCCGGTGATCTCGCAGGCGCCCCGCAGGAACGCCCCGATGGGATCGGATTCCTCCCGGTGCTCCTGGGTGAGGTCGAGGATGGACTTGGGCGGGTGCAGCCCGTCCATCGACAGGAATTGCAGCGCCCCCGCGATCATCCAGGCGAGCACGCCCTCGCGTTCGGCCCAGAGCTTGTCCGGCAGCTTGCGGTCGCGCTCTTCCTTCGGGATCTGCACCGGCCAGTCGACCAGATGCACGCGCCGCCAGATGCCGTCGTCGTCACCGCGGATGGTCGGCTTATGGTTGCCGGTGATGACGACCTTCGCCTGAATTTCGATCTCGACGAAGTCCTGGTGCAGCCGGCGCACCGCCAGCTTGTCGCCGCCGGTCAGGAGCTTGACGAGCCCCTCGCGGATCTTCACGCCCTCGTCGCCCTCCGAGGCGAAGCACGCCCGGGCGCCGAGCAGCCGCGCCAGATCCGGCGTCGCATCGCCGCCACCCTTGCGGGTGTCGCCGGCGAAGCTGTCGATCGAGAGCGTCACGGCATAATCGGCGAGCACTCGCCCGACCAGGTCGGTGAAGGTCGACTTGCCGTTCGCGCCGATGCCGTAGAAGAACGCGATCATCTGCTCGGACGTCAGCCCCGTCAGCATGTAGCCGGAGAGCCGTTGCAGATAGCCGCGAATGTCCGGGTTGGGCTGCACCTTGTGCAGGAACTTGAAGAACTCCGGCGCCTGCTCGCGGGCCAGCTGGTCGAACAGGCCGGCATCGTCGATCTCGTCGCCGATCGCGCCCGGCACGTTGGTGGTGACCAGCTTGGAGATCATGTCCTCGCGGCAGTGCTTGTCGAGCCGCGCCACCCAGCGCACCCGCGGCTCGCCGGGCTCCGCGCCCTCGACATCGCACGGCACGAAGCGAAGCGTGCCGTTGAAGCAATTGAGCGCCAGGCGGTCGGGATTGAGCACGTCGACGGTCGCGGCCCGGTAGGGCGCCGCCTCCATGAGCATGTTGTTCAGCTTGGTGGAGCCGGCAGTCGATTTGGCATGCTTGGCCCGAGACGACCGACGACCGTCCAGCTTGTCCACCACACGGTCGCGGTCCGCCACGGCCGCCTCGAGCCTCGCAATGTCGCGGCGCAGCTGCGCCGCGTTCTCCGCCTTCGGGTCGGGGCGATCGCGGCGTTTCAGCTCCTCGGCCGCCGCCTCGCCCGCCTCGAAGATTTCCGCCTCGGCATCGGAGAAGACGATCTCCTCGCACTCGAAGACGATGGCCTCGGCCGCCTTGTGGGCCAGAGGGCGCACCACCGAGCCGTCGTCATCCTCGCGCCAGCGCCGGTCATCATAGCCGTGCCAGCCGATGCGGGCGACGTGCAGCACCCGCTCGCCGAAACGGTGCAGGAAACGGCGGCCGTTGCCGATATCGGTTTCCGGCTCGGCGGCGCAGATCGCCAGCATCGAGGCATCGCCCTTCAATTTCCGCTCGGTCATGGCAAGGCCCTCCGCACGAATTGCGATCCGTCGAGGCCGACCTCGATCACCTTGTGCCCGGCGCGACGCATCGCCTCGACCCCAAGGGCCAGCGGTGCCCGCGGCGGCTTGGCCTTCGGAGCCGATCGCGCCAGGTCATCGCGGTGAACCCGCGCCACCGAACCGTTGCGCAGGGCAATGCCGCTGAGAACGTCGCCGGTGCGAGCCCCTCCATGCTGCCGCGCCAGCTCCAGGAGCGCCGCGCCGAATGACGATCGCGGAATCGCGGCGTCGCGGCGCGCCCGGCAGAAGGCCTGATAGGTCGCATAGGCATCCGGCACGACCAGCGAGGCGCCGGCGACCAGGTGGATCTGCGCGAAGGCCATGAACCCGCCATCGGACGAAGCCGCGCCGGGCGGCGCATAGCTCGAGCGAGGCGGCGGCTCATCCGCCGGCGTCCATCTCGACTCGACGATCCTCGGCAGATCATGCGGCTGCACGGTCAGACCATAGGCCCGCGCCAGCATAGCCTGCGGCAAGCCGGTCGCCATGGCCGCAGCCTCGATCGAACCCGATCGCTCGACGGCCAGCCGCGCGCCGTCGCTCTGCTCGGCCGCCGGCAGCGCGAGCCAGTCCTCGAGCGACATGCGGAACAGGCCGAGATCCGGCTCACCGTACACCGGCTCCGGTGTCGCTGCCCCGGCCGGTTCTGGCGGAATGGTCTCTGGCATGGGCGCGTCTCCGTCGTCCTGATCGTCTTGATGAAGGGAAAGGGGCTCCGGCGGCGCAGGCGGCACCGCCATGTCCAGGTGCTCGGCGAGCCGCCGGGCGTGATCGGCGAAGTCGCCCGGCGCCAGGTCGAGCCCGGCTGCCTCGCACCAGCGGCGATAGCGGCGGACCGCGTAGATGATCGTCGTATGGTCGCGGCCGCTGAAGTATCGGGCCACCTCCGGGTAGGTGCGCTGTCGGCCATCGCCATGCGGCGTGGCATGGGTCATGCCCATGGCAATGTGCCGCGCGATCGACAGGCGCACCGGACCGCGCCAGCCAGGCCGGCTCGGCGCGACCATCGCCATCGGATCGGCACCGAACGCCACGGCGACCGCAGCAATGGCCTGCGTCGCGGCAGAGCGCGGCACGACGACGTCGTCGGGCGCCGGCTTCCGCCCGCCCATCTGCGCGCCGGTCACGGCGACACCTCGAGCAGGCTGCCCTGCAGGCCGTCGCCTCGATCGAGCATGCGCAGGAGCGTCTCGCCACGGTGGGCGCGATCCCAGACAAACCAGGCATTGAGCTGCGGCGGCGAGCCTTCGCCGGTGAAGTCGATCTTCCAGCGCATCAGATAGACCCGCGCCGGCGGGCAATCCGCCCAGACCCCGGCGAGACCACCGGCTCCCGGCCAGCTCCAGCTCAACAGCAGCGCCATATACTCGACGCCGAGCCCCTCGATCGCGTGCCGGATCCAGCGGCCGCGACCATCGCGCCAGTTGCACTCCTGGAAGGGCGGATTGGTCACGATCGCCGGCGCGGCCGCGGCCTCGAAATCGTAGAAGGATGCGAGGCGGGCGCCGCAGCCGCGGTCGACCAGGTCGGAGGCGACGACGTCGAAGCCCCAGCCGCCGAGCTGGCGGACCAGGGCGCCATCGCCTGCGGCAGGCTCCCATATCGCCGGGAATTCGCGAAGACGATCGCCCTCGCGTGAGATCAGCGCCGGCAGCGGCTCGGGCGGCGTCGTCGGGTAGAAGTCCTGCTTCTCGCGAAGCCGCGGCCGCGCCGGCGCGCGCGTCTTCGCCCCGGCAGGAATGGCGCCGAACAGCGGCAGCGGCAGGCCGCCCGCAAGCCCCTTGCGACCGCCCGGGCGCGCCTGCAGCGGCAGGGCGCCGAACAACGGCAGCGGCTCGGAGGCCGGCTCGGACGCCGGCGTCGCGCCACCACCCCGCATGGCGCGGAACAGCCCATGGGCCGAGACGCCCCCCATCACGCCACCGCCGCTGCACGCTCGGCCGCCTCATAGGCGGCGATTTCGGCCCAATCGGTGCCCGGCGGCGCGATCTCCACATGGATCGTGCGCCCCTCGCGAGCATGCCGACGCCGGGCCCGCTTCATGGCGAAGCGGGTAAAGACCGGATCGGAGTCGCCATCGCCCAGGAGCACCAGCTCGTCGCAATGAGCCGGGATCGGCACCGCCGGGCTGTCGAAATCCGGCTCGTCGCCCGGGACGAACACCGCCACGCGGCGGCCATTCCTGTCGAGCTTGCGCTTGGTCGTGTCGCGCACCCGCGACCCCTTGGCCGCCCGCCCTGCGAGATTGCCGAGATCGCCCGCGGCGAAATAGAAGGTGTCGGAGCGGAACCCCTCGCGGGCCGCCCAGCCGAGCCCCGTCTCGATCCCCTCTCCCCCGACGAACCGCCGGGCGGTGGAATAGCGCCCGGCCAGCGGCAGGAGCCCGCCGGCCTTCGAGCCGCGCATCTTCTTCGAGACCAGCACCTCGCCGGTGACCGGGTCGACGATATCGGGCCGGAACTTCGGCGCGTTGTCGGGCGCGACCCACGTCCGATGCAGGCCGATCGGCTCCCAGCCGGCAGCGCCCGGACGCATGAACAGGACCAGCATGGCGGGCCCGACATGGATCCGCTTCCTGTCATGGAAGTAGCCGAGCGCCGGATGGCACCGCACATAGGCGGCCTCTGGCGCCGCGACCCGGCGCGCCGCCAGATAATCGGCCGCCGGCGTGCCCGGGATCGGCACCGCCTCATTCCAGTCGCCGACGCAACGGGCCCATTCGTCTAGGCGGAACCGGTTCTCGCGCTCGGCCGCCCGCGCCGCCTCCCGTTCGGCGGCGGCGCGCTGGGCCGCGACGCGGTCCTCGGCATCGCGGCGACGCCGTGCCGCTTCTTCCGGCGAACGGTTCGGATCACGGCGCGGTCGATCGCGGCCGGTCAACGCCTCGCAGGCGTCCAGGAAGTCCGCACCGGTCAGGTGCTGGTAGAGCGCGATGGCGTCCCCGCCCCCGTCCTCACCGCGGCAGAAGAACACCCCGTCGCCGGCGTGGATATTGAGCTTGTCGCGGCGCCCGCCATGCACCGGGCAGGGACAGACCTGCTCGTTGCCCTGCCGCCGGAGCGATGATGCCGACCCGCCGCCCTTCTCGAAGGCGGTGATGATATCGACCCGCCGCGCTTCGTCGACGAATGCCTCGGTCTCGGGATCCCGAGCGCCCGTCATCAGCAGGACGCCTGCAGCTTGGCGCGCATCTGTGCCGTGCAGCGGTCCAGCTCGGACAGGCGCTCGAGGATGGCTAGACGCTCGGCCACGTCAATCGCGCCGTCTTCCAGCGCCTCGAAGCAGCACGCCTGCACCTGGCCATAGTCATGGGCGATGCGCGCCACGTCGGCGAGCGCGAACTGGCCGCAGGGCTTTTCCGCGAACATCGGCACCAGCCGATAGCCCTGCGCATTGGCTAGGGCCCGGGCATGGATCGGCTCGCCGGCTACGAAATCAAGGTCGAGCGCGACGTCCAGCGGCACGGATCGGTGGCAGTGGTCGTCGCCGAGACTGGCGTAGAAGGACAGCGCCGCCTCGCCAACCCGGGTCATCTTCTGCGCGACAATCCCTGCCGCGCCACCGGCCGCGTACAGCGCTGACTTCGTTGCCAGCTTCAGATGCCGGCGGATTTCGTCCGTGGTTGGGCGGGTCATCGGCCAGCCTCCGCCACGACGTGTGAACCGTCTGCGGAAGGGTTTACGTGACTGGTCGCCGGCGCCGCCCCATTCTTGCCATCATGTACACAAACCGCACGCCCCACCTTGCCCCTATCGCCGACGAGCGCCGGGTCCACTGCGGGCCGGGACACGCCGGTTGGCCATGCGACATCATCGGGCCAGTTCGCGGAGAACCAGGCCATGGCAGCCTCAAAGCTGCCGGTCGTAAGGTCGGCACGCTCGTCACGGATGGTGGCCAGCCGCGATCCGCGATTGAGCAGCCGCGCCGACAAGGTGCCGAGGGCGATGCCTCGCCCCTGACAATACGCCTCGGAAGTGACGACGAGCTGCCGCCGTAGTGAGAGAGGTTCTTGGGTCATGACCGCAGATTTGCGGCCAAATGACCGCAGTGTCAACGGCCAAGAAGCCGCAGGACTTGGATTTAGTCGCGGCTTATAATCCGCACATGAGCCGAACCATGATTGAACGCATCGACGAGCTGCTGGCCGAGCAAAGGAAAACCCGCCGAGGTGCAGCAATTGCAGCGGGCTTAGGCGCCGACTTCATCCGTAACCTGGAGCGCCGCTCGGGAGCGTCACCCCGCGCCACAAATCTGCGACGCCTGGCGCAGGAGCTGGGCACGACAATCAACTGGCTGCAGAGCGGCGAAGGCGGCAAATACGCTGCGCCCAGAGTCGAGGCGTCATCCGCCGAGAGAGCGGTAGAAGCCCTCGAGCCGATGGCGGTGGCCGTCCCCCAGGCGGCCCTTTCGCTTGCCAATATGCAGAGCGCGATGGCACCGGACCTTCCGGTGTTCGGCACCGCCGCCGGATCAATGGAGATCGAGGGACGCGGCGGCTTTGAGATGGAGGCACGGGTTATCGAGTATGTTCGCAGACCGCCGGCGCTGTCGGGTGTGGCCGACGCTTACGCCATCTACGTCGAAGGCATGTCGATGCATCCGAAACATTCGGATGGTGAACTACGGTTCATTCACCCCCACCGCAGACCGCGCATCGGCGACAGCGTTATTGTCCAGGCGAAATATAGTGAGGCCGACGCCTTCGAGGCATATATTGGCGACCTGGTTCGCCGCAGCGGAGACCGTTTGGTGCTCGGCAAACTTCACCCCGTCGCCAGCGAAGTGGAGTTCGAGATGCGCTACGTTCAATCCATCCACCGCGTCCTGACGGTCAACGAACTGTTCAGCGTCTAGTCGCCGGATATCTCGAACTGCAGCCCCACGTTTGGAATTATCACCACCGAAAGATACCAGCCTGCCATTTGAACCTGCCCGGAGCCCGTCGCTATACCGAGCGACTTGCGGTTCGCTTCGGCATCTTTTTTGGCATAGCTGATGGCGCTCGCGACCTTGCTCGGATCGTATTGATCTGGCGCCAATACGCCCAATGAGCGCGACACCAGCAAGGTCCACGTCTGCATGACGTCTGGCGCCCCGGACAGAGCGGTTGCCCCCACCGTCTCCACGTTTCCGTTCGTGCAGCGCAGGCCGCCTTTGACTTGCGACAGGCCTTCAAACTCGTAATTGCCCGCAGCCATATCCGGCGTCGGCCTCACTTGAGCGGGCCGCAGCGGCCCGGCCGACGTCAGCTCGGCGATGAAATCCCGACACTCCGCGGTCTGCGCCGGTGCCGTGGCGGCCATACCGAGCACCAGAGACGCCAGCCAAACATACGTTTGCGCAATTACTCGCACCATCATCGCCCCCCACTGCGGCCAATTGGCCATGACATAATGCGGCTTTTTAGCCTCAAACCGGCTTGACGCGGCCAAAAGGCCGCATTAGCCTCGCTTCCATGTTCGGCCGAATGGCCATCATGCGGAGCCCTTCAATGTCACATCAGTCCCTTGGCCGCTGCAAGCCTGCGCGCGCCACAACGACCACCTATGCCGCCGCGCCACTTCCTCCCGGGGCTGGCTGCATCGTACCGATGGTGCCGCCGCGCCACCGGTACGCCGACCCGCGGCCGCTGGCCCTCCTCCCGGGCAGCGACCGCGGGATCCGGGCGCAGGAGGCGGCGCGCTTCGCGATAGTCCTCGGCGCGGCGCTTGCGTTCGCCCTGGCCTGCGTTGGCATGGCCGTTCTCCTGATGGAGGCGGGCCGATGATCGCGTTCGAGCCGCGCACAGCCACACCCCGCCGCGCCGCGCCCGGCGTCTCGAAGGCGCCCCGCACCCCCGCCGAGAGCATGGCGGCAGACATGCGCGAGATCGCCGCCAGCGCCGGCGGATGCACCGAGATCGACCTGCTGCAGCGCGGCTGGTCCCGCACCGAGATGCTCGCCCATGGCGATGCTGCCCGCGCACTGGCCGCAGGCCGGAGGCGCCCATGAGCGCCGCCGACTTCGCGGCAGGTTTCGCCGCGGCCGAGGCGCGGCTTCGCGCCCTGGCGGCGATGATTGAGGACGCCCCCGATGCGCCCGACAATCTGCGCCAGGAGGTCGCGACTGCCTATCAGCTCGGCGCCATTGCCCTGGCCGATTTCGCGGCCCAGGCCAGCGCACTGCACCGCCCGGCCGCACCGTCGACCGAAGCGCTGGTGGCCGCCCTGACGCCGAGCGCGGAGACGAAGGCGCGCCACATCGGCGAGTACGCCTTCTCGGTCGAGGACCGAGACGAGGACGGCGAGGAATGCACCCGCCCCGTCACCGTGCCGTGGACGACCGTCAAGGACATCATGGCGGCGATCCGCGCCGATGCCGAGGCGCGGGCATGAGCGGCGCATGGGCCCAGACCGGCACCGGCCGCCCCATGGAATACGCCGCGCCGGTGATCGAACCGCACCACCTCTATACGGAGGTCGCCCGCGGTCTTTCGACCATCGGCCGCTACGGCGGCGCGATCGATATCGCCTTTTCGGTCGCCCAGCATTCGGTGCTGATGGCCGAGGCAGTCGAGGACGAAACCGGCGACCCGGAGCTGGCCGCCTTCTGCCTCCTGCACGACGCTCATGAAACGCCGTTCGGCGACATCCCGAGCCCGACCAAGGCGGCTATCGCCGAGGAAATGGCCGCCAGCGTCGTGCGCGCCGGCGGCACGGCCAAGGCGGCCGAGTATATCGCCGGCATCTTCCGGCAGGCGATCAAGACGATCACCGGCCGCATGGACCGGGAGATTATCGAGGCCGCCGGCCACGACTATGCGCGCTTCGTCGCGCGTCGCGCCGAGATCACCGAATACGACCTGCGCGCGCTCTACACCGAGCGCATGCACCTGATGCTGCGCCGCCCGAAACCATGGGCGATTGACGACCGCGCCTGGAAGCCGCTGCCCCAGCGCCGCGGCCAGATCCTCAGCTGGCCGGCGCCCGTCGCCGCCGAGCGCTTCTGCCAGGCGCTCGACCGCCTCTGCCCCCGCGGCGCGCATGACGCGGGCCGCACCTTCACCGCCACCGCCTGAACCGAGGATAGCCCCGATGAAGATCATCCGCGAACCGCAGGCGCTGATCAGCCTGCTCGAAAACGGCGAATTCGCCGACGCCTACCGCCGCGAACTGAGCGAAACGATCGCCGCACTGAACGAAACCGCCGGGCCGCGCGGCAAGGCGACCGGTCACGTCACGCTCAAGCTCGACATCAAGGTCGAGAACGGCATGGCCCAGATCACGCCGGCGCTGTCGTCCAAGCGTCCGAAGGAGGGCCACGGCTCCTCGCTGCTCTGGATCACCGATGACGGCGAGCTGTCCACCGAGCATCCGCGCCAGCACGACATGTTCCCGGCCGGGCCGCGCCCGGTCCCCGATCGCCAGGGCGCTGCCGGCGAATAGCCGACCAGGCCACCACCCTCCCGACCACCGAAAGGATCCCGACCATGGCCGACAAGACGGCAACAGATACCCCGCGCGACGACGACGGCTTCGTCACGCCGACGACCTGGACCTCCACCGATGCCCTGCAGATCGATGGCGACGCCGTCGACAAGCTCGCGGGGCTGGGCGCCAAGGCCACCGGCGCGACGCCGGGCTTTATCGAGATGGCCGGCATCCCCGGGCTGCCCCGCCGCATTCCCATCGCCATCCTTCATGGTGACGAGCCGCGCGCCATCAGCCTCAAGGCGCTCACCGAGGAATGGCGCACGCATCCGGAGCGCCGTCGCGGAACCGCCAGGGTCGGCGACGTGGACTCGCTCTGCGAGCTGATCAACCGCCAGAAGACCGAGCACTCGGTGGTCTTCGCCAATTCCGACTGGAAGCAGCCCAGCATCGAGGCGGTGATCGACTATCACTCCCGCGCCGCCACGGACCCGGCCGACAATGGCGTCCACCGCATCCGCTACGATTTCCCGTTCTCCGACGAATGGATGGTCTGGCTGAAGCACGACGGCAAGACCATGGACCAGGCCGAGTTCGCCGAGTTCGTCGAAGAACGCGCGCCGGACATGACGACGCTGGTCGAGGCCGAGGCTGGGCATTTCGCGCGCGAACTGCAGCTCACCAGCATCGGCACGCCGGCGCAGATCTTCGAGCTGGCCCGCGGCCTCGAGATCAACGTCGCCTCGAAGATGAAGCAGAACGTCAAGCTGCAGAGCGGCGAGGCCAAACTGGTCTTCGAGGAAGATCATTCCGGCCGCGACGGCGCGCCGATCACGGTGCCGGGCGCCTTCGCCCTGTCGATCCCGCTGTTCTATAACCAGGAACCGATCACGGTGCCGGTGCGCCTGCGCTACCGCGTCGTTTCCGGCTCCATCGTCTGGGTCTACAAGCTGTTCCGCGTCGACCGGATGGTGGCAGAAGCGGTCGATCAGGCCAAGGCCGACATCGCCATAGCGACCGGCCTGGCGGTCTATGAGGGCAAGCCGGAAATGACGGCAGACGGGCGCCCTGCCTGATGCCGATCGACTTCTCCATATCTCGCGACGCCTTCCGCCCGCTCGTCGAGCAGGTGCGGAAGGTGGTCGAGAAGAAGAACACCATCCCGATCCTCGGGAATGTTCGCATCGAGGCGGCCGAGGACGGCCGCCTCACCCTCACCGGCACCGACCTGGACATCTGGGCGACCGCCACCTCGGCGCCGGCCTGCGCCCACGTCCACACGCCCGGCGGCATTACCGTGCCCGCCGGGCTGCTGTTCGACATTCTGCGCAAGGCGACCGGCGAGGTCCGCTTCGCCGACACCGGCGAGGGTCGGGTGACCATTGGCGCAGGCCGGTCGAAATTCACCCTCCACGCCCTGCCGGTCTCCGACTTTCCCGACATGAGCGCCAGCGAGGCCAGCGCCCGCTTTACGCTGCCGCCGGAGGCGCTGACCCGCATCGCCGACTGCTGCAGCTTCGCCATCTCCACCGAGGAAACCCGCTACTACCTCAACGGCATCTACCTGCACCCGCACGAAGGCGCCCTCGTCGCGGTGGCCACAGACGGTCACCGCCTGTCGCGCCTCGCCATGGCGCGGGAGGGGCTGCCCGACTTCGCCGGCATCATCGTGCCCAGGAAGATGGTCGGCCTCTTCGCCATGATGGCCGAGGCGGCGAAGGCCGGCGAGCCCGTCCAGGTCGCCATCGACCCGAGCCGGATCATCCTCGAGGCCGGCGCCGTGCGGCTGGCATCGAAGCTGATCGACGGCACATACCCCGATTACCAGCGGGTGATCCCCAAGGCGAACCCGATCGCCGCCGACGTGCCGCGCGAGGCGCTGGGCGACGCGCTCGAGCGGGTGACGACGATCAGCTCCGAGCGCGGCCGCGGCGTCAGCTTCGCCTTTTCCGCCGAGACGCTGCGGCTGTCGATCGCGGATCCCGAGGCCGGCTCGGCCGAGGACGAAATCGCCGTCGGCTGCCCGGAAAAGACTGCGCTGACCATCGGCTTCAATGGCCGCTATTGCCGCGATGCGCTGGGCACCTTCACCGGCGAGCGCGTGACGATGGCGATGGCGGACCCGGGTGCCCCGGCGGTGCTCACCGATCCGTCAGACGAGGACCGCCTCGTCGTCCTCATGCCGATGAGGGTCGGCTGATGGCGCACCAGGACACCCCGAGCCCGGTCCGCCTCGAGCTGTCCCGCACGAAGGGCTTCTCGCTGGCCGAGGAATCGCGCCGGGCCAACGGCCTGCCCGCCGCCGTCGTCACCCGCGTCACGAAATGGGGCAACCCCTACATAGTCGGCCGGGACGGCACGCGTGCCGAATGCGTAGACCGCTACGAGACACTCGTCGAGGCGGCCATCCGCTCCCTCGATTACACCGCGCCGACCCGCGCCGAGCAGGCGGTGGTCGAGGCGGTGCGCCGCGACTGGCACGAACTCGCCGGCCACAACCTGGCCTGCTTCTGCCGCGGCGCGCCCTGCCATGCCGACCCTCTCATCAACGCCATTCGCAAACAGGAGCTGCGCCATGCTTCGCGTCCGACCCGCTGACCTCCTTGCCGCCGCCACGACCGAGCGCGCGCGCCGCACCGCAGACCTCGCGGCCGCCCGCCAGGCCGAACAGCGCACCATCGCCGACGGCGGATCGCCGGGCGATTCCTACTGGCACGCCCGGCACCGGGCCGAGCAGACGCTGCTGGCGGCCACCCGCCTCGAGGCCGCGATCGCCGAGGCGATGGCGGGCTGATCAATCCAGCAAAGGGAGGCGCCAGGATGGCGGACAAGACCGGAATCGAATGGACGGACATGACGTGGAACCCGATCGCCGGGTGCGACCTGGTCTCGCCGGGCTGCACCCACTGCTACGCGATGAGCCAGGCGACGCGGATCCAGCGGATGAACCCGGGCTCGCACTATGCCGGCACGACGAAGCAGGCGAAGACCGGCTCGGTCTGGAGCGGCAAGATCGTGGTCGCGCCGGATCGCATCTTTCTGGCGCCGCTGCACAAGACGGCGCCACGCCGGATCTTCGTCAACTCCATGTCGGACCTCTTCCACCCCGACGTGCCGGAGGCGGTCATCGACCGCGTCTTCGCCATCATGGCGCTTTGCCCGCAGCATGTGTTTCAGGTGCTGACGAAGCGTCCCGAGCGGATGCGGGAATACTTCGCACTCGACTTCGCGGATCGCCTCTCTGATCGCATGTTCGGCTCACAGCCGGGGCGTCCAGAGCCGGCTGCTCGGACACGGATCGCGAACGTCGCGCTGCGCATGGCGAATGGAAACCCAGGGCCGCTTGCCGTTCGGTGGCCGCTGTCGAACGTCTGGCTGGGCGTCTCGGTCGAGGATCAGAAGCGCGCCGACGAACGCATCCCGGTCCTGCTCGACACGCCGGCGGCCGTGCGCTTCATCTCGGCCGAGCCGCTGCTCGGCCCCGTGGATCTGACATCGATCGACACCGGCGCCGGCTGGGTCGATTCGCTTCAAAGCTACATCCGTTATCCGATGACAGGCGCCGGCCATTTCCGGAATGAGCCGATCGACTGGCCACGCCTAGACTGGATCATCGTCGGCGGCGAGAGCGGCAAGCGCGCCCGGCCGATGCACCCCGAATGGGCCCGGCAGATTCGCGACCAGTGCGCCGCCGCCGGCGTCGCCTTCACCTTCAAGCAATGGGGCGAATGGGCGTCGGTCAGCGAGATCGCCGGCGCCGGCGAGCACCATGCCTTCCCTGACGGCGCCACGGTGCGCCGGGTCGGCAAGCACACCGCCGGGCGCAGCCTCGACGGCCAGGTCCACGACGCCCAGCCCGGCCCGAATTCCAGCGAACAGAGCACCCACCAGGAGGATGCCGCATGATGCGCAGGATCGAAGTCTCGCCGAGCGACAGCATCAAGGGCGTCGACCCCGGCGCCGCCCCGATCCTGCAGTGGGTCGATATCGCCAGCCTGGTCATCGACGACAGCTACCAGCGCGACCTCAAGCGCGGGAACTGGACGGCCATCCGCAGCATCGCGCGCGGCTTTTCCTGGTCCCGGTTCTCGCCGGTGTTCGTCGCGCCGGTCGAGGGCGGCCGCTTCGCCATCATCGACGGCCAGCACCGCACCCACGCCGCGGCCATGTGCGGCTTCGAACAGGTGCCCTGCCAGATCGTCCAGATGGGCCACCAGGAGCAGGCCGCCAGCTTCGCGGCCGTCAACGGCTTCGTCACGAAGGTCACGCTCTGGAACATCTACAAGGCCGCCCTCGCCGCAGGCGAGAGCTGGGCCGTCGATTGCGACAAGGTCTGCCGCGACGCCGGATGCCAGCTGATGACCGCCAACGCGACGACCGATGACAAGAAGCCGGGAGAGATCTACGCCATCGCGCTGATCCGAACTCCGGTGGCCGCAGGGCAGGCGGACAGCGTCACCATGGCGCTGTCTGGCGTGCGGCGATCGCAATTCGGCAAGAGCGCCGAAGCCTACAGCAACGAAATCCTCAAGCCCCTGATCGCGGCAGCCTGCGACCGGCCATGGCTGGCCAAGGCCGGCGTGGACCTCGCCCGCTTCATGGATGCCTTCGACATCTGGAGCGCCCTCGATCGCGCCGCAGACTTCGCCAAGAAGAAACGCCGCGAAGGCGCCACCGGGATCTCGCGCCACGACATCGCCACCGCCGAGATCGGCGAGGGCCTCGACCGCGCATTTCCCCAGCGCATGGCATTGCCCGCGCCAGGAAAGGCCGTCGCATGAACGGATGGGATGACTACTTCATGGGGCTCGCGCGACATGCGTCCAGCCGCAGCAAGGATCGGTCGACGAAGGTCGGGTGCGTTCTGGTCGGTCCGGACAACGAAGTGCTGTCGACCGGCTACAACAGCTTCCCGCGCGGCATCGACGATGCGGTCGAGGATCGGCACCAGCGCCCGGCGAAGTACCGATGGATCGAGCACGCCGAGCGCAACGCGATCTACAACGCCGCCCGCTGCGGCACCCGCCTGAAAGGCGCCCGCGCCTATCTGCCATGGTTTCCCTGCATGGATTGCGCCCGGGCGCTGGTCCAGGCCGGCATCGTCGAGATCGTCTGTCACGAGCCGGATCTGACGCTGGCGCGCTGGGGCCAGGACTTCGCCGACGCGCAGACGCTCTTCGCCGAAGCCGGACTTGCGGTCCGCTTCACCGAAGCCGGTCGGAGCGCGCCCGCCTGATGCTCGTTCTCGACCTCTTCTCCGCCGCCGCCGGCGGCTGGTCGCTCGGCCTTCACCGGGCAGGCTTCACCACGATCGCGGCCTGCGAGGCCGTCGCATGGCGCAGGGCGCTCTATGCCGAGAACAACCCCGGCGTCAGGATCTATGACGATGTACGCACCCTCGACGCAGACCAGCTTATTCGAGATCTCGGATGCCTTCCCGACGCCATCGTCGGCAGCCCGCCCTGCCAGGACATCAGCTCCGCGAACACCAAAGGCAAAGGCGTCGAAGGCGAAAGGTCGGGTCTCTACTTCGAAGCCATCCGCCTTGTCCGAGAATGCCGTCCTCGCTGGTTCGCTTTTGAAAACAGCTCTAATTTGCGAACTCGAGGCGCAGACCGGGTGCTCGGCGAGCTGGAAGGCCTCGGCTACGCCTGCTGGCCGTTCGTGGTACGTGCTGGCGACATCGGAGCGAACCATCCGCGACCCCGGTCATGGATCATCGGCTTCGACCCTCGGCAGCTTGCCGACGCCGATGGTGATGGACGGGCAGAGGAATGGCGCCGGTGGCGGCGCGGGCTCGACCTATCCGATGCGCAAGATCCTGACGAACGCGCCGACGATGGCCACGCCTCGCAAGAGCGATGCGGACCGCGGCGGACGGGGCGACGTGCTGGCCCAGCTTCGGGGCTACCCGTCGCGCCACGCCGGCATGCCAATGATGCCGACGCCCATGGCGAACGACGGCAAGATGGAGGGGTGGACGGAGTCCTACAGTCGCCGCCGATCACCGCGCCTGACCGCCCTGATCGACGGCGCGCAGCGGGATTGGGAAACCCTGCCGACGCCCACGAAGCGGGACAAGCGGATGGATGCGTGGTCGCCGGCTTACGACCGGCGGAAATCGCCGACGATGGATGCGGTGATGAGCGGCGCGATGATGTGCCTGACACCGACACCGACAGCGACAGCCAACCAGACCAGCCCGTCGATGCAGAAATGGGCGGGCGCGAGGGCGCTGGCGTCCCTGCTCCAGAGCCATGGGCTGACTGGAACGGCGGCCTTGCCCATCACCTACGGGTGGATGATGGGCTTTCCGCCTGGGTGGCTGGCACGCGCATTGCAGAAGGCGGTCCAAAAGGGACGGCTGCAGCCAGCCTCATCGTCGAAGCCTTCGGCGACGCGGTCGTCCCGCAGATCCCAGAAGCCATAGGCCGCGCGATGCTGCGGGTCGAGACAGCCATGGCGGTCATCACCGGAGCGGCCGCGCCATGATCACCGCTCCCGCTTGTGCCGCTCGAGCACGCCCAGCGCCCACTCCACCCAATCGGGAATGGCACGATCGCCGGCCTTCCACCGGCGAACGGTTCTGGCGTCGACCCGTAGCCGGCGCGCCAGCGCCGACTGCCAGTCTTCGCCGTAGATCGCCCGCCCACGGCGGTCGAGGTCTGCCGGCGTCAAACCATTCGCTCCCGATGCGCCCAATTCCATGCCGCATTCCAGAAGCCTATGTCGACATCCTCCTGCCCGGCCAGCGCCGGATTGGTCTCCACATCGGAGGGCAGAAGCGGCTCGCGGCCGAACACCCGCACGAAAGCCTCATGCATCGCCATGTTGGCGTCGCAGAATTCATGGCTGGCGCAGATCCCGCTGGAATGGCCATAGCCGCGGTTCAGCTCCTGCATCCGCGCGAACTCGTCCTCGGTCAGCCACTCACGAAGGACCGTGGCGAGCATGGCCGCCAGCGCCTGCGTTCTGTTCATGTCGAGATCCTCGGTCTTCATCGCTTTACCCCTTTCCAATCACGCGCCGTACAGATCGCCGAAGACTTCGTCGCACCAGTTTTTCGCTGCATCCAGCGTCCGAAACCCGGTCATGGCGAAGTCGGCAGCCTCGGGATACTTGCCGAGCGCAGCTGCCTCGGCATGGACATCGAAGGCCCCGTCCGACGCCTGCCGGATGGTGGCGAGCGCCGCGAAATAGTCTTCGCGCCCCACCGCCCAAACAGGCACCACGGGCAGCTTGGTGAAAGTCATTTCGGTCCGGTCAGCCATCTGAGAACTCCCTGTTTCGATGACCTCAAGTTAGGACCGATGGCCCTATCTTGCAAGTCCCGAAACAGCGAATTCGCACCGCCTGCCATCACCGCCGAAGCCGTCCCGCAGAAGGAAACCGCCGCATGACCGCGCATCTGTCCGACCGCCGGCGCATCGAGCGCCTGTTGATCGTCGACCTGTTCGCCAGCGTCGTGCGCGACGGCGCACGCGACATCACCGAGCCGGAGACAGCCGCGACGCTTCGCGACCTGGCCGCGGTCCGCACCGAGCTGTTCCTCGGCCTGACGCTCGAGCGCCACGCGACGATCGTCCAGCGCCTGCACCGCGCCACCGGCCGCTTTGCCCGGTTTCGCAAGCCCGGCCGCCCGGTCGCCGAGTTCGGCCTGCTCGCCTACCACTTCGCCAAGATCCTCACCGATCGCGACGTCCTGGTGATCGGCCAGGCCAGCGACCTGTCGGCCGCGCTCGATCGGCTTCTGCCGGCGTTGGCCGAGGCTGCGGTCGGCGACGGCGCAGACATCGCCGCCGAGGAAGGCGCATGGCACGCCCTCGGCCTTCTGCAGCGGGATGGCTACTTCGCCGAGGTCCAGCAGTGACCGCCGCGGCCGACAGCGCCGAAGACCCGGCGACGCTGCGGGCCCTGCGCCTGCTCGAGAAGGCGCGGCCACTCGGCCTCGCCCGCATCACCGGCGGCTGGATGGGCATTGCCGGCAGGCTCGACGCCCGGACCGGCCTCGCGCTGACCGCGCGCCATTACGCCCGCGTCGACTATTCCGGCCGCCACCCACGGCTGAAAATCACCCGCCAGGGCCGCGCGGCCATCGGCGTCGAGCGCCAGGCGTAAGCCCGGCGCTCCTATTCTGGATCTGTATCGACGGGTGCCCAGCATATCTCGCGAACATAGGATGACGGGACGCGCCGCACGCGCCCCATGCGCTCCAGCCTCTGCAGCCGCCGGCGCACCTCGTCAGTTCGCAAGCCGGGCCTGTAGCCCGGCTCATTCGAGAACCCGCCGAGGATATTGCGCAGCACATACGTCATGACGCCGGTGCCGGCGCGCGTGCGAACAGCAGCGAGAACGTCATCGTCAGTCAGTTCATTGCTCGGCATTGCCCGCTCTCCTATTCTGGACTGGCGTCGAAAAGCGACGCCTGGCGCACCACGCGCCTTGCCGGCTCTTTCGGCTGCATCCACGCCGGCGTGGCCGCCGGTCCCTCACCGCGCCGTCGAGCCCATTCGAAGAACCCCAGCGCGCCTTTCACCGGGATGAATTCGCACGTCTCCGGCGCACCGAGCACCAGACCGCGCGGCCCAAAGAACCAGGGGCTCTCGCTTTCCTTGACGACGTCGAGGATCTCGACAGAGCCAATGATCCCGCCTCGGGCAAGCTCGCGCGCCGCAGGGCAGGCCACACCGATGGTCCACATGAAGGAGGCGGCCTCGAGATACTCGGCTTGTGTCATCCCCGCCGAGGCATGGATCGCGACCCTACCCCGCTGGGCCAGGCCATGGTTCACCGCCTGCCAGCTGCGATTTTCGATATCCTTCCCGGCATGGATAATTGCCCAGGCCCATGGCTGGCGAACCGACAGCGCCTTGCTTGGCAACATGGTCCCGCTCCTATTCTGGATCGTCTTCGATATTGCCCGCAGGGTTCTCTGCGTCCCAGAGCTGCTGCCAGGCATAATAGGCCGAGCGGGACAGCCCCGGGCCCGGCAAGAGCTTGACCTCGCGCCATACGGCGGCGCCGCGCTGGCCGTCCCGGAGCATCTTGCCGGCCTTGGCCGCGCGCTCCGGCGTCATCGACGTCGGCCTGCCATGCGGCCCGCCGCGTTCCTTCGCCCGCTTCAGACCCGCCATCGTCCGCTCGCGGATCAGATCCCGCTCGAGCTGCGCGAACACCGCCAGAAAGTGCAGGATCGCACGGCCGAACGGCGTCGACAGATCGAACCGCTCGGTCAGGCTGACCATATGCACCTTGCGATCGTCGATCAGCTGCATGGTGTCGATGATCCCGCGGATCGTTCGGCCGAGCCGGTCAAGCTTCCAGACGACAAATTCGGTGCCTTCGTGCTGTGCCATCTTCAGCGCTTTGGTGAACTCGGGCCGCTTCATCGAGACCCCAGACATCCGGTCGACGAAGATCATATCCTCCGGCACCCCGTACTTTTTGAGCGCGTCGATCTGCATGTCGGGGTTCTGATCAGCGGTCGAGACGCGCGCATATCCCACCTTGCGGACGGGTTTGTTTTCGGACTCTGCCGTCACCTGATCTACGCTTCCCGCCACGACCTCGTCATACGCTGCCGCATTTATGGACTGGATATCTGGACAGCGCAACCGGGCGAGCATACAGTCCAGAAAACTGTCCAGAAACCGCGAGGGCTGCGACCATGGAAGACGCAAAGACGACGAAACTGCTGCCGATCTATGCAGACGGCGGGATCGGGGCGCGGATACTCGCTGCGATGGAATCCTACCGCAAGGAATACCTCTACTCCCCGGAGGACGGCCCCGACCACGAGCCGACCGAATTCGAGCAAGTGCTGCTTGAGGACTTCCTGAACGGAGCATTCACTGGCGAGGTTTCGGCGATATTGCAGGAAGCTGCGCGCGTCGCCGCCCCCCCCCAGCCCGCAGACGTGCCCCATGACGTGGTGCGGGCGGGGGTGGGGATCAAGCCACTCGTCTGGAGTGTGCCGCAGCAGAACAAGCCGCAGAAGATCACGGGCGATCTTGGCGGAAGCAGCACCGTCGCCAGCACCGTTATCGGCAGCTTCACTGTGGCGAGCTTTGACGACGACAAGACGTTTCACGCCATGGGCACCGGAGACCCCGGCAAATACGGGTCGATGGACGAAGCCAAGGCGGCCGTTCAAGCCTACCACGACAGGCGCGTCCGGTCCTGCCTCATTGAGGATGCCGGGGCTATTCCGCAGGATTTAGTGCGCCTCGTCATCGCCGCCCGGAACGTCGCCTACACCGACCCGGACCCCGATGCGCTGAAAGCATTGGACCAAGCCGCAGAAGCGTTCGCGTCTTGTGTCCGATGGGATGAAGAACCCGATGATCGCGCCCTCGCCACCCCCGCCCCATCCACTCAGTCCAGCTAACCCGCGAGGCACCATGAACGACCAGCAGACGCCCGCCTTTGATCAGTTCACGCGATGGTGCTGCCCGAGCTGCTCCGCGCCGACGATCGACAGTTTTCATAAGACGGTCTGGGACGGCCTCCCATGGGACGATGAGGACACCCCGCCCGATCAGGTGCCGGGCATCACGTCCGACTGCTACGTGTGCGGCGCGGCGTTGTGCGTCAGCTACCCGGCCGCAGGCGAGGCCCCGCGATACTTTCGGACAGGCACACTCGCCGGCCCCAAGGACGATCAGGACGCGCGCATTGCCGAACTGACGTCCAACGAAGACGCCGCATGGGCCGCTTTCAGGATTGATCCTCGCGCCGGCGAGACTGCCACGCCGAGCGCCGAGCGCGACGGCGACTGGTCCGGCGGATGCCTGGCCGTCACGCCGGCGCCCCCGCTCCACCGAAGTGACCAGCAGCCCAACTAACCCGCGAGGCACCGATGACCATTCTGCTTGTATGGAATGAGGCGAAGAACGAATGCGTCGGCTTCGACGAAGCTGGCGACGCCATATGGGCGGCCACTGGCGAGTTCCCCGAGGGGTATGAGCCGCTCGGCACATCATCGCTGGCCGAAGCCTTCAGGGACAATTACGCGGAAGACGGAGAACAGCTCGCCGTTGTGGTGGCGGTCGCCGATGAAGATCACCAGCAGATGCGGCAGTCTTTCATGGATGCGATCAATTTCTCGATCGAAACCGACGAGGGGCTGGCGTTCCTTCGATGCTGGCGCGAAGGCGACTTCGACGCCATCGAGCGCGAATGGCCGGAATTTACTTTCGACCGCGCCTTCCTCGAAGGCCGCCAACCCGAGTCCAGCTAACCCGCGAGGCGCGCGACGATGGATAGAAACGACCGCCCCTGCATGTCCAAAGACGAGATCCGCGCTGGCCTCGAGGCCGGACGCAAGCTCGTCCAGGAGGAATGGTGCAACCCCGCCGAGGTCACCGCCATCGACGAGCTGGTCGACGAGGGCGTGGCCGAGGCGACACCTTGGCAATGGCATGACAATTTCCAGTGCGAGCGCCGGATCGTGACTCGCGCGGCTGCCCCTTCGCAGGCGCAACAACGCCCTCTCGCGCGCGCGAGGCCATAACCCGGCTAAGTGCCGTAACAGCCATTATGGAACCATTCTCGACAGCAACAGCAAGGTCGCGCGAAGTTGTCACGACCGCCAGCGGCAAGCCCGGGCCGAAGACCTTCGCAGGCACAGTCTAACCCGGCCGCCAGGCGCGCCGAGCGTCGCCGGTTATACTATCCCGCAAGCGCGAAGAAAGGCAGGCTCCGATGGCCGTCTATGTCGACGACGCCCGCAACCCGTTCGGCCGTTACCGCATGTGCCATATGTGGGCCGACAGCGACGCCGAGCTGCTGGCGATGGCGGACCGGATCGGAGTCGACCGGCGCTGGGTCCAGGGCCATCCCCAACTCTCCACCGGCAAGCACAGACAGGCGCGGTGGGTCCATTTCGACATCGTCCAGGCGAAGCGCGCGAAGGCGATCGCCGCTGGCGCGATTGCCACCGATCGGTACGGGCCGCTGGAGCACCTCGCCCGCCTCGCCGGCGACAGTGCCCGCCTCGCCGAGATCGCCGAGATCCGCGCCCGGCGCGCGAGCCCGCCGGCAGCAGACCTGTTCGCCCGCTGAAGCCCGCACCAGCACGCCTCGCACAAGGTCGGCACGCGACACTGCGCGATCGGCTCCGCGCGCTGCCGCCTGATCGCGCATGCATATTGTGGCTTGCACATGCACGCGCATTACAGTTGATGCAGGCGCAGCATTGCGAATGCGCGCGAAGGCGCTTTAAGCTCCCGTAAAGCCTCTGCGGCCTAGCATTGCCTCATGCAGCCCCGCGCTGCCACCAGCCGCCGCGCGGCGGCCGCCACAGCCGAGAAAGGGAATGCCCATGCCAGTCATAGCCATTGCGAACCCGAAAGGCGGCGCAGGCAAGAGCACCACCGCGCTGGTTCTCGCGACCACCCTTGCCTCCGAGGGCGCGACGGTGACGGTGCTCGACTGCGACCCGAACCGACCGATCGACGCCTGGCGCAGCGGCCGGAGCGCCAACCCGCTCCAGGTCATCGGCGACATCACCGAGAGCACCATCCTGACGCGCCTCGACGAAGAGCGCACCCGCCGGCAATTCGTGATCGTCGACCTGGAGGGCACCGCATCGCGGCTGACCTCCCGCGCTTTAAGCCGCGCCCAGCTCGTCGTCATCCCGATCCAGGCGAGCGCCACCGATGCCGAGATGGCCGCCAAGGCGATCCAGCTGGTGCGCGAGGAGGAACAGAGCTTCGAGCGGCAGATCCCGTTCCGGGTCGCCTTCACCCGCACCTCGCCGCAGATCGCCACGCGCCTCGAGCGCGCCATCATGGCCGAGCTGCGCGACAGCGGCGTCCCGACGATCGCCACCGCGCTGCATGAGCGGTCCGCCTTCAAGGCCATGTTCTATTACCGGCTCGCCCTCGACGAGCTGGATCCGGCGAGCGTCAACGGCCTCGCCGGCGCCCGCGAAAACGCCGCCGCCTTTGCCGGCGACGTGCTTCAGATCTTCAGCCCCGCCCAGGAGGATGCCGCATGAACACCACACCCCGACGCTTCGATTTCGCCGGGATCCAGCCCGACCAGCCGGGCGACACCCCCAGCGACGCGGTCGTCGACCAGGCCGGTGACCGCGCCGGCTTCGTCAGCCGCGAACCGGTGGAACGGATCTACAAGCAGGAGCGCACGAAGGAACCGACGACACCGCTGTCCATGCGGCCGACGATCTCGGTCGCCAACCGCTTCATCACCTGGTGCAAGCGCGAACGCTTCAGCTACCCGGAAGGGCTGGCCGAGCTGATGCGCCGGGCCGGGATCGACGGGCAGGGCCCGTCGAATTGACATCCAGCCGGCAGACAGGCCGAATGGTTAATCAGCGAGTCGGGCGGAATCGGCTCGCGATAACGAGGAACACCATGCCGCACCGGATCTAGACAAACGAAAAGCCCCGCAGGCTTGCCGGCCTACGGGGCTTTGATGAGTGAGCAGGGTCACACACCCGATTTCAAGTGCGACCCTCTCACGACAATCGAATGCAGTCAACGGGAAACTTGCCGGTTTCCCGACCGCTGGCGTTCGGCCGGATTCCGGGCGGCCCGAGAGGGATCGCCATGACGACCATCGACAGATTGCAGGACGCGATCGCCACGGCCGAGCCGGGCGCGCTGCCGACGCTCTATCGCGACATCACGAATTTATGGGGAAGGGGAGGGATTGCCGACGAACCGGCAGCGCAGCTCCTGGCCGCGATCGACGCCCGGCGGGTGCGACGCTTTGCACCGGCAGCGGGCGGACTTCCGCAGCGATCCCCACAGAGATCCGCGCGGGTCTTCTCGACGGGCCGCCAGCGCCCGCGGTCACCGGACCGGGTCGCCTCGCAGGCGCGTCGGCGGCGCATGGCCATGGCCGGATACCTGCCCGGCGAGATGGCGGCCGAGGGCGAGTTGACGATGGGCGCCAGCGCTGTGCTGGCGGTCATCGCCGAGGCCCTGATCACGACCGGCCGATGCGCGCTGCCGATCGCGGCCATCGCGGCGAAGGCCGGCGTCTGCCATCGCCTGGCCCAGAGCGCCATGCGCCAGGCCGAGCGGATGGGATGGCTTATGGTGGAGGAACGCCGCCGCGCCGGGCGCCCCTCGCTGACCAACGTCGTCCGGATCGCATGCCGGCGGTGGGCCGATTGGATCAAGCGCCGGATCGCCCGACGCCAGGCAGCGGCCGGATCGACAGGGGAGGGTGCAGAAAACTGCGCGCGACCATTATCCAGATATAAACCTGCCAGCGAAACAGCGGCGACAATGGCGCAACGGCTCTCGAACAAGAGCGGCAACGCCGCACATCGCGCGGCACCGTGGCCGCACCGGCCTCGGCAGCCTTATGCCACCTCGCGCGTTACCACCCCATGACAGCGCCAGCTTACACACGCCGCAACGCCGTCCTTTGGTCGCTCCTGACCATTGCCGTCTTGGCCGTGCTCTAGCGCGATCGCGGTAGCGGGAACGGACCGATCGTGGTCGAGAGCGGGTACAGATTGTGCCAAGGCCAGTGCTCGACCGTCGAGAACCATTGGCGATACTGGCTGACGCATCCATCATAGAGCCGCCACTGCCCCCAATCCTGCACTCCCGCCGGGCGATTGCGCGGCACGTTGCTTGGCTGGTCCAGCGGCTTCCAGAACGCCCGGCGGAACCGACCATCGGGGTCGCCGAAATACATGAACTGGTCGCCACCGGCGTAGACAGCATCGCGGCGCACCTTCGACATCACACCCGCGACGATCGCATCCGCTCCATCGCAGAATGCGGCCGTCTGCTCGAACCCCTTATAGGTGACCACAGAGCCGAGGCATTGGCCGCTGCGCCGGTCCATGTCGCCTTCGCAAACCGTGACGTCGGCCAGGACCGGGAAATGCTGCACCTCCCAGGAGGCGATCTGGTACTTGGTCGTATGGAAGCCGACATAGGCGAGCACCAGGAGCCCCCCGGCTCCGATTGTCGCCATGGCATTCTTGAACGGACCCCCTACCACTATTGCCCCCTTTCATCCGACCGCCCGCGGTCGCGATATCGATGCCAGAAGTCGAGAAAGAAGCCGCTCACCGAAACACCCCCGAGGCCGATGGCGAACCCCGAAAGACGGGCCAGCTCTTCAGGCGTAGCAATGATGTTGCCGAACACCGGCGTCAGGGCCGGGATCGCGATCGGCGAGAGATAGACGGCGCAGATGCCCCCAACTGCGATCTGCGTCACCCCATCCCAGAGCGTTGCCTTACGGGTCAGCCAATTAACCGCACCCCCGAGACAACCGGCGAGCATCAACCGCGCATCGGCGCTGAATATCCAATCGAACAAGTGAACCCCTCGCCGCTGCCAGGATCATGGGCGCCACCCACACAGGGCCTCACCGGTTTCGTTGTGCGCCAGGAGCGCCGCGACCTCGCCGTCGCTCATGGCCGCAATCGTTGCGCGCGAAGGACGTATCGGCTCGGCAGTTTCGCAGAAGGAACCGCGCTGCGCCGTACAGCCGGCGAGCAAGGCACCCGCCATCGCCATGATCAGGATCCTGCGGACCATCGCCCCAGCCTTTCTCGATTATCCGCCGGAGCGCGCCGAGCCACCGCCTCATCAGCCGCGCGACGTGCCTCGCGGGCCGCCGCGGTCGCCTCGAGCTGGCGAACGGCATCCGCCCTTGCCTGATGGCGCCGCGCCAGGACGTAAACCCCGCCAAGCACCGCCAGGCCGCCACCGGCGGCCCAGATCCACAGCGCCGAGATCATTCGTCCGCCTCCGGCGCGCGCTCCTTGGCGAGATAGCCAAGATAGCGAGCGCCCAGCGCCCCCCCGATGACGGGCCAGCCCGAGACGACCAGCGGATCGTCGAAGGGCGCGCCGACGAACCGCGCCAGGAGCCCGCCGGCAATCACCGCCAGCATGACACCGCCAGCCCCGCCGGCGGTCGCGAAATTGACCTTGCGGTTCACCCGCTTGGTCGGCTGATTGACCAGCATTGCCATCTCACCTGCCCCCCAGGAGCGCGCGAAGCCATGCCCAGAACCCGCCAGGCGCGGCATCGGCCGGTTTCACCTGAGGCGCCGGCTCGGCCTTGGCTGGCGCAAGAGCGGCACTGATCGCCGGCTCCATGACGTCGTCCGTCAGAGCCCCCAGCGTTTCTGGACCAGCCCAGCCGTCGACCAGAAGGCCACGCGACGCCTGGAATGCGCGCACCGCCGCCTCGGTGGCAGGCCCGAACTTGCCGTCCAGATCGCCGGCATAGAAACCGGCCTCGGCCAGATCGGCCTGCAGGGCGCGCACGGCCGGGCCCTTGTCGCCGCGGCTGTAGGCGACATCGACGATGCCCTCGACCGCCGGCGGAGCGCCCGCCGGCTCCCATGGCGTGTCGCGGCGCTTTTGCCACCAGGCAAAACGACTGGCGAGCTTCAGGTGGTACTGGTTCTTGCGATAGCCGGCGCCGTTGTAACCGCGGGCGAAGCCCGACCAGTCATGCCGCCGGATTTCGTCGTCGAGGCCGACGGAAATGATGAAGGCGACCATTGCCTCCAGGTGTCGGTCCTCATCCTCGAGGAAGGCACGCACCATCTGCTGGACGGTGTCGAAGCCGGCCATCTTGTGGTTGAAGCCCATCACCTGGCCGAGCCCCCAGGAGGCCGAGCGCAGCGCCGCGGTCTCGTCGATCGCCATGGCCTCGACCAGCCGCGGATAGCTGCCCCGCGGATAGCTCTGCCGCCAGGCCGGATAGGCGAGCCCGGCCGCGATCGCCTTGTCGCGCAATGCCCGCGGCACCTCGCGGTAGAAGATGTGCGGCTCGAACAGCATCTTCGGGCGCCCACGATCATCGAAGCCCCGACCGTTGCCGGTCTCGACATCGATCACCGCGTGGATTTCGTCCTCGCCAACCCCGATCCGGTGTCCGATCCGCGGGATATCGATATCCTCGAGGCGGCGCGCGGCGCCCCGGAAATCGCCGAAAGCGTTCATGGATAATCTCCATTGAGAGATGGCCCGCAGGCACGAAAAAGCCCGGCGCAAAGGCCGGGCTTCCAAAGGTTTGCGATGCTTGCCCGGAGCCGCCGGGTGCGGAACTTCTAACGTGGCGCCGGCGTAGGCACCGGAACACGGCCCAACGCCGGCGACCGCCCGGCGGCCTGGCCGGAGGGCTTGCGATCATCCTTGCCGGCGTCACCCTGCGGCTGCGCCAGATCCAAGGTCGTCTGCGCCCCGCCTGAGCGGTCCGCACGTTGCGTCACGCCGGTGATCCGATAGGAGCCGTCTATTCCTGGGCGGGCGCCGGACAGGATGAACGTGCCCTCGGCCTGGGCGGCGACGTCCAGGTCGAGCACCGCCTGGCCCAGCCCGGCCTCGCGCTCGGCGTCCGCCTTCTGGCCCTCGGCCATGGTTTCGGCCTGGCTTTCATCGGCCGCAGGCCAGCGCTGGGTGTCGACCACGTCGAGGTCGCCCTCGCTATCTTCGATCGCCAGGCGCTTCTCCTTGAAGGTCGCCGTCTCGCGGTCGAAATAGCGAACCCGCTTCTCCTTGAAGCGCGCCCGGCCGCGCGACGGGTCGATCTCCGGGACCGCAATGACATTGCCGCCCGGCCCGCAGTATCCCAGAACGACCGGCATGGCGCCGCCGGCAGCCGAGACGCCGGAGCCGCGCTTGACGAAGACTGCCCGCGCGCCGCGGATCTTGAAGGTCGCCCCGAATTCGCGCGCCAGGCGCTCGCCCCACGCAAGAAACGACGCCCCCTCCGGCGACCAGTATGGGCGCTGGATGGCGGCGAGCTGCTGGTCGACGATCACTGCCGAGAGCCCGGCCCGCTTGGCGGCCTTGTCGAGCGCCTCCTGCAGCGAGGCGTCGTCCAGATGCCAGAGCTGGCCCGCCTTGGCCTTGCCGCGGGTGTCGAACCCCTTCGCCGCGATTTCCAGAACCCGGCCGCCGCCACGCGACAGCCGCCACGGCGTGGAATCGACAGTGCCCTCGAAGATCGGAACGCCCTGCAGCGTCACGACCACGCCGGCGCCCTTCTTTGGCAACAGGCATTGCCCGCCGGTATCGTCGAAGACCAGGCGACAGGCATCGGAGGCGGTGCCATCCTTGTCGACCACCTCGATCGAGATCAGGAACGGCCGCATGTTGACGGTGACGTCGGCGCCGTCGATCGCGACACCCCAGGAAACAGACCAGGCCATGCCGCTATCCGAACAGTGAGACGACCGGCCGCGCCGGCGGGGCATCGCCGACAGGCCGCGCCGGAATGACGACGTCGGTGCCGACCGGGATGAGCGCGCCTGCATCGGCCAGGCCCGCGTTCAATTCCAGCGCCGGCACCAACATCGCGCGGGCCAGCACCGGCCCGAACTCGGCGACCAGGAGCTGGTCGAGCAAGATGCCCTCGCCGCGCACCCGAATGGTCTTTGCAGCCATCGCTACCTCCCCAGGGCGCCGAACAGCGACAATAGCGTGCCGACCACCGCAACCGATGCCGAGGCCGGCGCCGATTTCAGCAAGCGAACACTGTAATCGACGGTAAAGCCGACGCCGCTGCGCAACAGCTCGCGGTGGCTTTCGCGCACTTCCTCGATCACATACCAGCCGAACATGCGGCCATCGCCGCGCATGACCGGCAGGGCGGTGCCGGAGACCCGAAAGCCGTGTAGCATCTCGACACCGGCCAGGCCGCCGGTCTTGGACGGCAGGATCTGGCCCGACAGAGCGATTTCGTCGTCGCCCTCGCCCATGAATTCGCGGCCGGGCAGCGTGCCGATCAACGGCTTGACCGCAAAATCCGCCCGTGCGGTCCGCTCCATCCGGTCGGCATTGAACGGCCGGGTGTCGAGCGTTACCGCCCCGATCTGGTACAGCATCAACCAGCCCTCGAAAGATCCGCATGCAGCGACGAATAATCAGCCCGCGCCGAGGCCGCGGCATCGCTGGCCTGGCGGGCCAGCCCCGGGATCCGCTGCAGATCGTTGATCAGCGCCGACACCTCGCCGCGGGCGCCGCGGATCGACGACGCGTCGACATTCGGCCGCACGGTCACGCCCTGCAGCCGATCGCGCTTCAGGATCAGCTGCTCCATTTCATCGCCGATCGAGCGCATCGCCTCGACCGCCCCGGAATTCGGCGCAATGGCGAAACCCTCCTCCACCTGGCGTTTTTTATCCAGGAGCGCGCCCAGCTGCTGGTCGATCTCACGGATCGCCGCAGCGTTCGGCGCCGGCGCCGGCGCAGCCGCGGTCGACGGCCGGGCGGTCGGGACCGGCACAGACCGTGCTGCCGCCTGCGGCACCGGGATCGTGCTGACCAGACCCGCAGGCGCGGTGTCGGGATAGGCTAGATCAGGCCAGACCTGCCGCGCCGGCGCAACGCGCGGATCGGTGCGCGGCACGCGATGATGCGGGTCGACCGGCGCGGGATTGTTTTCCCCGAGCGCCCAGGCCGACAGATCCTGACGAGCCCGGGCGACCTTTGCCCTGTAAGCGGTCCGCTTCTCTTCGGCGATCGCCTCCTGCTCTTCAGGCGACAGGAGACGGATGCCGTAGCGCTCCATCGACTTCTCGGAATGATCCCGGCGCATGTAGCCAACAGGATCCTGGATGAATTCGAGCGCATCGTTTAGCTCGCCCGAGACGGTTTTGATGACCGACGACGCCTGCTCGATCATGGTGGCGATATCGGAGATCGACGTGCCCAGCATCGACTCCGACGCGTCGATCCCCATCAGATCGCCGATGGTTTCGCCCAGCTCGCCAACCGCCGCCGTGGCCTGATCGACCTGCGTCCAATCGACCTCCATCTCCAGCTGGGCCATCCCGGCCTGAATTTCGGCGACCAGATCTCGGGCACCCTCCAAGCCCGCCTTGAACGCGGGCATACCCATCGTGCCGAGATCGATCGCCAGCTCTTCCAGGCTATTTTTTGTCAGCTGCCACTGCGATGACAGATCGTCCAGTTTCAGCTTGTAGGACTTGCTTAGCGAGCCGAACCAATCCTGCCCGCGGGCATATTCTAGATTGCGAATGACCTCGTCCAAACCGCCGGCCAAGGCACCAACCTCGCCGGAAAAGCCCTGACCGAGAATGTCGGTCAGCAACTCCGCCCGCTTGAACTTGTCGAGCCTTTCGATCCGCTTCAGAAAGTCGAGCAGCGCCTCGTTGGTGTCCTCACGCAACAGATCGGTGATGCCTTCGGCCGACCCGTACAACTCCTCGAACGCCTTACGCGACGTCTTGGTGGCGTTCGGCGTCAGGAGCTTCGTGGTCAGCGTATCCATGGCACGCGCGGCGACATCCGCCGGCATTTTCAGATTGAGCAGCGAGGCGCCAAGGGCTGCGCTCTCATCGACCCCAAGGCCGAAGGACTTCAGCTTGGCGCCGACCTTATCGAGGAAGGTGACAATCTCGCTTTCATCGGCGATGCCGGCATCGGCCAGGCCGTTGATCAGATCGAAATAGCGCTCCATTTCTGCAATCGGAATGCCGAGATTGGTCTGGAAACCCGCTGCGGCGTTGCCGACATCAGCGGCCGACATTTCAAAGGCGTCGGCAGCCATGGCCGAAAGCCGGGCGAATTCCTTCAGCTCGGCGATCGGAATACCGGCAGCAGCCCCGCGCTCATAGGCAGCGGCGATCTCGTCGATTGGTACGGCCAAGTCGCCTGACGTGGCCAGCGCCTTGATCTCTTCGCCGATCGCGGCTGTTTCCTCTGCTGTCGTACCGGCCTTCTTCTGGATCTCGGTCAATGAAGACTCGAAGCTGGCGGCCGAACTGACCACCTCCCGAGCACCGAAGGCGGCAGCCAACGGCCCCGCCACAGCGCCGGCGCGCGCCGCCATCATACCGAGCGCACCCGACATGCGGCCACCAGCGACAGCACCACGCGTCATGCCACGCGTTGCCCGGCCCTGGCTGCGTTCCATGCGCTCGAGACTGCGCTCGATCGAGCGAGCCTGCGCGCTCACCCTGTCGGTCAGCGTGGCGACCAGTTCGGCGGTCAGACGGGCCATCAGCGTGCCTCGAACAGATCAGGCGCGACCACCATTGCGATCGACACCACCAGGTCGGAATCGGGAAAGCGCAACGCCGACAGGAAGCCATCCGGCATGCCCGCCATGCGCGCGATCATCGTCGCTTGCGGCATGCGACCCTTGACCACGGCCTCGACGTCGTCGTGGACCGGCGGCCAGAGCTTGACCTCGGCGATGACCCGGCCGTCGATGACGACCGGCCAGGACAGCGCGATGCGCACCAGCGGCGCGCGAGATTTATAGGACACCGCCGGCTTGGATGGCACTGCAGGCTTCCGGTCTGGCGCCGCCGCACTAGGCGCAGCGCCAGACGATGGGGTGGCATCGGCACCGAGCCGCGACACGATGGCGGCGGCGGCCGGATCCGGTGCGCCGAGATCCGCCTGCAGGTCACCCCGTAGCCGGTCGAACATCGTCGTGCGGTCGCCTGAACCCCTGATGGTCTCATTTTCCATGATAGGCGCATCGCTTCCCGGTTGATGTTGAGACTTCGCTCACAGATCGCATGACAGCGGCGAACAGCGAGCCCGCGCACTAGGTGCGCGGGCCGAAGGGATCAGGCGCCGAGCGCTTGG